CCCGGCGCGCCCGCCCCCGCCGGCCCCCGCTTCCGTAGGCGAGGAGAACCACCTCCATCGCCTCTTAGGCTTAACCCCCAATCCCGGTGCCGGGTAGAAAGGAGGTCGCTCATGCGGACCGTCAAACCAGTGTCGTAAGGGCCTAAACCCAGACTTCACCGTCAGGATGGCTCGCCTGAGGGCGGGCGCGTCACCGCGCCCGACCCTTGGGAATCTATCACACCAGATTCCGTAGTTCTACATTCCCAAGCATGCCTATCCGGTTGACACCCACATCTACTAGTGCTATGTTGGGTGGGTCGAAAGGAGATTTGGTCATGGCCCGACTTTTCGGTAACAGCGCTTCGATCACTCGCGACTACCCAGGGAAATACACAATCTTGATGCAAGCCCGCGATGGGGCGGTGCGGACTGCCATCTACCGGAGCATCGACGCTCCGCACCGCTGGATCGTCGATTTTGAGGGCTGGCCGCGTGACAGCTTCCGTTTGTTCGAGGACGCGAAGATGCACGCTTGGGTGCTGTGCAAGAAGATCAGTGAAAATCGCACGTTGGTGGGCGGATGATGTTCTCGAATTACGACATCTGGAAAACCACGCCGCCCGATTGGCACGCCACAGATGAGGAACGGGGCGAGTGGCTTTCCGCTGAATGTGCGCTTGCGGATGGGCTGGAAGAGCTTGAGGACCGCTGCGGCGACGATCTCCCGGAGGCGAGCGGTTGACATGGCTGACCTTCCGTTCCCCCGCTCCCTGCCCGAGTTTCAGCGGCTCTTCCCGAACGATCAGGCGTGCGCCGACTACCTTGAACGCATCCGCTGGCCCAAGGTGTTCGCCTGCCCGAAATGCGCCCAAGCGGGTGAACCGTTCCGCTTTGAAGCCCGCCCCGGCGTGCTGCGTTGCCGGAAATGCCGGAAGGATACGAGCCTGACGGCGGGCACGGTGATGGAGCGGACGCACACGCCGCTCTCGACGTGGTTCTGGGGCACCTATCTTGTCTCGACACTCACCAGCGGCATGTCGGCGGTCCAATTTCAGCGCCAGCTTGGCCTCACCCGCTACGAGACGGCCTTCCAAATCCTGCACAAGCTGCGGGCCGGAATGGTCCGCCAAGGCCGCGACATGATCGGCCACGATTGCGCTCACGTTGAAGTCGATGAAACCTGGGTTGGCGGCAAGACGCAAGGCGAAGGCCGGGGCGTCCACTACCAAATCCCGGTGATCGCGGCGGTCGAAGTCCGTCACAAGGAAAAGCCCGGCAAGCGTCGGGGTGGTCGCATCGCCGGGCGGCTCCGCATGGAAGCCCTGCCGGATCGCACAGCCAAGAGCCTGTGTGGCTTCGTGGAAGGCGCGGTCGATCCGTCCGCCATGATCGTCACCGACAACTGGCAGGGCTACGCCAGCCTTGAGCGGCGCGGCTACCAGCACCTTGCCGTGACCGAGGGCGGCGATCCCGCCGTTGCCGAGGAATACCTGCCGATCATCCACTTGGTTTTCTCGAACCTGAAAACTTGGATCAACGGCGCTCACCACGGCGTCAGCCCGCAACATCTGCAAGCCTACCTCAATGAGTTCACGTTCCGCTTTAACCGGCGCTTCTACCCGTTCAACGCCTTCCGCTCGCTGTTGGGCATCGGCGGCGACTGCGAAGCGCCGACCTACGCCGATCTCTACAGCGGAGAGTGGAAGCACCCCACGGTTAGTGGTCATGGGTAGAAGCCGGATAGGCATCCCTCAAACTTCGTCATGTCCCCGAAGTTCGGAACGTCGGGATAGTGATGCTTCAACAGCGCGCACGGCGCCTTCTCAATCTCAGAAACGAACGCGCATCGCCAGCCGAGCGGCGCCCACGCAAGCGTCGCTGCTTCCATTCCAGAACACACGGAGCCGTATCTAAAGCTCAAGCCTCCGCCTCCCGTTCCAGCACAGAGGAAATCGCGCTCATCTCACCGGCACTCCCTGCTGATGCATCCACGCCACCGCCTGCTCGACGGAGCGGCATTCGGAAAGGACGGGAAACCCGAGTGCGCCAATGCGCGCCTGCACTTCGATCTGCACGTCGCTGAGGCGCCCGCCGTTGGGGTGCTTGCACTCAATGAATCCCAGCCAGCGCTTCCCGTCGGCGTCGCGAGTGATGACGCAGATGTCCGGCGCGCCAGGCAACATGCCGTCACGCATGAGCGAGAAAATCTGCGCGCGCGACCGCGCTGCATTGGGGATTGCGAACACCACCGAGTCGGCCGGCAAGTGCCTGCGCAGATAGACAACCAGCGGACGCTGAACCTCGGTTTTCTCGGTCTGCTTGAGCGGCTGGCGCGCCTTTGACGACGGATACGGATGCGCGAAGTCCGCATCGTCCAGCAGATCCGGCGCGCCCTGCGCGATCGCGTCCCACTTCCGGGCGGCGCGTTTGCTGACGTCAGCGCGGCGGAGCGGGCGGCGGGTCATGCTCGCAGCAGCGCCAGCAATTGTTCGGCCCGTGCCTCGGTTCCCGGCGCTTCCATGTCCAGTCCACCATGCGCGCCAAGGTGGATTGCCTCGATCAGGATTTGCTTGGTGATAGCCCAGATCTCACGTTTGGCGCATGCGCCGTAGGCGGCGTAGGCGGCGGCGGCGGCGTAGGCGGCGGCGGCGGCGGCGGCGGCGGCGGCGGCGGCGGCGGCGGCGCCGTAGGCGGCGGCGGCGGCGGCGTAGGCGGCGCCGTAGGCGACGTCGTAGGCGGCGTAGGCGGCGGCGGCGGCGGCGGCGGCGGCGGCGGCGTCGTAGGCGGCGGCGTAGGCGACGTAGGCGACGTCGTAGGCGACGTAGGCGGCGGCGGCGGCGGCTTTCGCTTCCTTGCAGGCGTTTTCCAGCGCATCGTAAGACGTAGCGGCGCGAATTGCCGCAGCGTGTTGCGGCCAGCGCCTATCGTACAACGGCGCCACCAGCCGTCTTGTCGTCTCGAACACCAGCAGCGCCATGCGCGCCGGCTTGGCCGTGTCGTCTCTTGATCCGACTAGCAGCGGGAGCAGCGGCTTTAGCGAATCCCGGTCGGCTTGTGTTGGCGCATTGTCGTTCAGCCGGATCGCGAACTCAGTCAGCACCGGACAAGCACAGACCGGATGGTCGGTGACCCGGTCAGCACCGTCGAAATAGCTGACCATCTCCATGATGCAGAGACCGGCCTTGGGGTCGCCGCCGCCAGCGCCTTTAATCAGGTTGATCTTCGCGAGCTTTTGAAAGTTCATTGTGATGCTCCTTAACAACGGTTAGCGGGTCACGAAACAGAAGCCGCATCTTGTAGGAGTCGCGCTTCGTGCCGGCGTAGGGACTTACGAGGCGCTTGGCGTTGCGTTTCGCCACGAACGCGAGTTTTTCGGCCGGTGTCATCCGCGCCCACCATTTCTGGCGGTATGTTCGCAGTCCCGGCGCGCTCATTTTTCACCAACCCCCACTTCCGCTTCTTCGCATCCCACCGCCACGCAAACCCGCGCGGCGTACCGTCGACCATATCCGAGCGCAAGTCGAACCGGCGCGAATGGCCGCGCGGATTGCCGGCGACGAAAGCGCGGACGAATGTCGGCGCTGTCTCGCCATCGGTGCGCAGCGCCCAGAACGTGCGCAGCGCGGACTGCAGATAGGCTGAGCCGGGATCGCTGGTGTAGTCGCGGTCGTTCATTTCTTCGCCCCCCGTTTCGACGCTTCTGTGAGTATCTTTCCAACAAGGCTTCCCAGGGTGCGCTGGTCTGCGGCAGCCTGCTCGCGCAGGCGCTGCTTTACGTCCGCCGTGACGCGTCCGCCGATCGTCTCCGTCTTCTGCACCTTGGCTTTAGCCTTTCGTGTTTTCATCAACGGCACGGTACACAACGCCAAGTGATTGTCAACGTTCGAAGCGAAAAGTTTGACAATGACGGCGAACGCGCCTACGGTGCCCGCTCTTTCTGAAAGGGCGAAACCAGATGCTTCAAGCTGTCTCCATTTCCATCGATGCCGTCATGTCCTCCGTTGATCGTGGCCTCGCGCTCGCCGCCGCCTCGCGCGAGCTGAAAAGCGAAGCCGCCGCTACGCATCCGAAGCTGGCGAACATGCTTTCGGTGTGCGCCGCGGCGCTCGCAACGCATCCGACGCCCGCGCTGCTCTGCGAGCGTAACCAAGACAGGCTGAATGAAGAGTGCCGGGGCGACCGGCACGAGCGCTGGCCAGCCGGAATGCAGGCTGCGCAGGTAGCCGGCGCCGCCGAGGCGTTCGGGGTGGCGGCGCGGATTCTGCGGCAAGCTGGGGTAGGCTGACCGCAGGGGCGCTCTTGATCCAGGCAGCCCGCGACGGCGGAACGATACGAGGAGGATGAGGTGAGTGAGCGCAGCTGCAAGACTTGCATTTGGTGGCACACCAAGCCGAACGCCTACAGAGGCGACGGCTCATGCCGTCTCAATGCGCCACAGCTTCCGCCGATGACTTCCATAAGCGCTGCCGAACAGTACCGGTTTCGTGATTACCAGGGCATTTGGCCCGCAACGACAGCTGACGATTTTTGCGGCGAGCACGCCGCGAGAGCCAAAGTAAACGTCTCGCCGCAGGCTGTCTCCGAAAATGGACACGTACAGGGAGGACGTGACGCATGAGCAAGTGCGCCAACCCGAAGTGTGAGGCCGAAGCGAAGCCGGGGCAACTCGCTTGCCGAGAGCATTGGTTTCAGCTTCCCAAGCCGCTAATGGGGCGGCGTATGATCCCCGCAGAGCATTTCTCGAAACAGGAAGCGCCCAAATGAGTTTCGATTGCGTAGCCCAACGCATTGCGTCGCTCACCGAAGCGGACATTGCCGCGCGGATGCGCTCTGAGCGCTACAAGGGCGAAGCATGGCAGACGATATTTCTGGACGGCGAGCCCATTCTCGAACTGCATGACGTGACCATGGAAACCGTTCGCGAAGGCGAGGCTTGGATCATGCGAGTCAATCAGAACAGCCGGATGCTTGGCAAGGCCGTGCATCGCCCTCCAGAAGTAGGTAGTGTCCTAAGTGCGCTCTGAGAGAAAAAGACGCAGCCCATGAGTGACAACCGGAGGTTCCCCTCATACGCTCAGTTCATGGAATGGGCGGGACCCTTCATAAGGGTGAAGCTGGACACGAGCGATCCGATTGAGCTGAGAGAGTTCGTCGGAGCCTTCACATCGGTTGGCTCGGAGTATGACCGGTATATCCGCGCTGAGAAGCCGGACGCCGACCCTAACGCCACGCTCTTCGTGAGAGAGGTTAGAGCAGGCTGCATCAAAGCCGACTTGATGCCCTGGCTCGCGACGGCGGCCGGTACGGCCATGATCGTCATGGAAAACGCCAACACGATCGGGGCCTTCGTTGAGCGTTACGGCGCTCTCCTAGGACTGTACCTACCGAAAGGAGGGAAGGCGCCAGACGCAAGCGTGACACAGCTCAAGGATTTCTCCGACCAAGTCGCGGCCATCGCCAGTACGCCAAACTCTCGGATTGAAGTGGCGGCCATCGAGATCAAGGACGGCGGCGAGACGTACTACGGCAAAGTCGGCCTGTACGCAAAAGGCGACGAAGCGGAGCCATCGGCCACCAAGATCACAAAGGCACGGCTAGCCGCGTGGGCGGAGGATGATGACTTCGCCGAAAAATACGCTGCGCTCACTGAGGAACTGTCCAAGATCAGCGCCCGTCTGATGGAGTGGCATCGCCGCGCGATAATTCCATCGCAAGGTAAAGTTCCGATACCACCAAGTCCGCCAGCGGCCAGTCCGCCGGAAAGCGGTCCTCCGTCAGACGGTGGAAAGAAGCGACGCCAGCAGCGACCATCTGAGGGGTGATTTCAACCCGGGATTCGTAGGGCTCACGCGCGCACACGCGCGACTGAATACGGTCATTCGCTGTGCTTTTGTTCCTACTTTCGCGCCACAAGGCGGACTTTTTTTCAGCTAGGTATGTCAAAGGCTTAGCTCGCACAAGCAACCCAAGCATTTGTTTTCACGCTGTTATTTTTCTTGTGGTGCGAAGTCTATAATTAGGTCCGATGAAGCGGCTCGCGGAAGATTTCCGCCGCATGGGCTACCCGGTGCGGTCTATCCAATTGCGCGATAATTGGATGTGGCGCGAGCCAGATGAGTACCACGACGAAGGCGAGGTCTTCTGGGGTGGGCGATCGAAGAACCGCAAGACCGGCCTCACTGCGCCCACATTCGATTGGGAACTAGAGGACGGTCGCCGCTTCTTCGGTAAAACGCGCGTGCATGCCAAGCGCGTGGAGCGGTCGGTATTGTTTGTGACCGAGATCCGCTACCGCGTCGATCAGATGGCGCAACTAAAGGATCTGCAGGACATGATCCTTGAGTCGATTGGCCCAAGCACTGCCCCGCCCAAACGAGACGTGTGACTACCGCCGCCGCTTCGGTGCATTCGACGGCGCCACCGCCAGCTGCCGAAGCGCCAGTGCCACCGCGTCTGCATCGGTCGACTGCTCGAAACGGTGCTTAACCGCCGCCAGATCCTTGAGCGCCTGCGGCGACAGCATCAGCGCCTTTTGCTTATAGCCTTGAGCCGTAAGTTGCTTGCGCCACTCAGCGGTGCGCTTCTTGCCTGGGGTTGCCATCTGAAAACACTAGCATATTTATTTGGGCCTGTCACTAGACACGTCACTAGTGACCATGCTAGAGTCTTGATTGTCGATCTGGCCCTGACCGCACCGAACTAGGGAACACCACCGAAGAGGCTGAGCCGCAAAGGCCGCAAGAACGGGAAGAAGGCCGGGACCCCCAGACGACAAAATCAAAGGCCCGAACCGGGGCGGTGCGAAGCCATGTCCAAATGGCTGTGCCGTCTCGGCCGGGCTTTTTGATTCTCACCCCATAGGTATCAGCAAAAGAAAGCCGCCCGTGAGGGCGGCAAAGGAGTGTCACTATGCAAGGACACAACTACATCCGTTGGGGCGCCGGCGCAAGCCTGCTGCTTCTGATGATCGGCCTCGCGGTGTTCAACGTCCAGCAATGGATCGCCGAAGGCTTCTACATCCTCGCTGTCGTCGCGCTCTGCGCCGAGCTGATCGGCTTCGTGATGGCAGTGATGACCGAGATCGCAATCCGGTCGAAGCGTTACACCGCTTCGGCAGTCTGCGGTCTCATCCTCGTCGTCTGCGCCGGCTTCAATGTGATCGGCGCAGAACGTGCGTGGGACGCGTCAATGGTTCGTCATCTCGACAGCCAGCGCCGCGAAGCACAAAGAACGCTCGACGCCGCGCGCGGCGAGCTGCGTCAGAAGCTAGCTGACGCAAACACGCGCATCAGCGCTTACGATTATCTGCTACCCGGAGCGGAAACGATGCGCGCGCGTCAGGCAGGCATGCAAGCGGCGTGGGAACGCGCCACACTGCAGGCTCGTCAGGATGCGTCGGAAGCGCAAGCAGAACTCGATCGCCAGCCGGTGACGGCTGAAGTCGTCGCGCCGTTCGCGGCGTGGCAAGTGCGATTGGGGTTCTGGATGGCCGAGCTCTGCAAGGCGCTTGGCCTCTGGGCGATCGGCGCAGGCGCTTCGTTTATTGCTGCGGAAACGCAGCGGTCCCGAAACACTGAACAGGAAACGCCGGAAACGCCGCCGGAAACTACCGGCGAAACGAACGTCGTTTCCCTAGCCACGATGCGGGAACGCGCCCGCGAATTGCGGAACGCCAACCCCGAGCAGCCGATGCCTTACTCGCGCATCGCCCGCGAAATCGGCTGCTCGAAAAAACATGCGTGGGTGCTCGTCAATACCTAACGACTTAATAGGCCCGACCTAACCAGTCGGGCCTATTTCTTTTGGCGCAATTGCCCCGCGCAGCATTGCAGCGCTTCTGCGCTCATGCTCGCTCTCGCCGCGCTCATCCTGTTTCTGATCTTCTGGCCGCCGAATGAAGCGGCGGACAAGCCTGTCAGCCGGCCGCGCGGTTCGCGAGGCCGAGCAGAAAGTTGATCAGCGGATCGGCAAGGCGCGCGCCGACGACAAACAATATCGCGAACACGATCGGATGCCAAAGCTTCCAGCCGGGCGGTAGCAAGTCTTTCATCGTTTCCTACTCCTCTACGCTGCTTCTTCGGTTTCGCCCGCTTCGAATTCCTCCCCCGCATCCATCCCAGCTTCACGCAGCCCCTTCATCTCCTCCGCACTCATGCCGGTCTCAGCGTGCAGTCGATGCACCACCCGCGCCTTGGTGGCGACGTCCGCAGCCGTCACGGTCAACATGCCGTCGTCATTGAGATCAAAGGTGACGTCGATCAGCGGCGCCTTCGGCGGCGCGTGCTGAGCAAGATCGTTCAGCACCAGCACCGCCAACTGCGGATTCTCTGCTGCCACTTTCAGATCGCCTTCGCACACGCGCACCGCGGCGGCGTCCGCGCCAGCAACGGCCAGGCCGAACCGCACCGTCTCACGCGCCGGAATCTGACGGCCAGCTTTCAGGATCGGAACCATGGCGCCGTTGCCGACTTCAACGCCAAGCGAGCGTGACAGCACGTCCGTCAGCGCGACCGACTTCATCTCGCCGGCGAGCGCTGCGCCCTGCAACGCGCAGCCGAGCGCGACGGCCGCGACCGGATCAATCCGCCGCGAAGGCACCCGGTCGAAGATCGTCTGCACCACTTCCTGCACCAGCGGCATGCGCGTCATGCCGCCCACCAGCACCACTTCGTCAATGTCGCGCACGCCGATCTTGGCCTTCTTGAGCGCGTCGCGGCACGGCTGCTTGGTGCGGTCGACCAGATCGGCGACCAGCTCGTTGAACACTTCGCGGTCCAGCGTATCGGTGAGATCCAACAGCCGCGAGCGGTTGTCGGCGTCGGCGATGTACTTGGCGTGAACCGTCCACGACAGCACCGCCGACAATTCGTGCTTGGCTTTCTCAGCCGCAAGCCGCACCCGATTCCAGGCCGACGGATCGTCGCGCAAGTCGATGCCGTGCTTTTCCTTGAAGCGCGAGATCAGCCACTCGACGATGCGCTGGTCAAAGTCCTCGCCGCCAAGGAACGCATCGCCGGCCGTCGCCAGCGGGCGAAATTTCTGCCCGGTAATCTTGAGCAGCGTGACGTCGAACGTGCCGCCGCCGAAATCATAGATGGCGATGGTCCGGTTCTGCGCGCGGTCGACGCCGTAGGCCACGGCCGCCGCGGTTGGCTCCGACAGGAGCCGCACCGGCTCGATCCCGCCCAGCCGCGACGCCTGACGCAGTGCCTCCTTCTGGATCATGTCGAAGTGCGCCGGCGCGCCGATCACCGCCTTGGTGACCTCCTCATTCAGCACCGCTTCGGCGGTCTCCTTCCGCTCCTTGAAGATGTGCGCGATGAGCTCGATCGGAGAATAGAGCCGATCCGGCCCCCGCACGAACGCTTCACCTTCGGGGCCTGGGGCGATCTCGTAGGCCACCAGATCCGCCCACTCCGTCACATGCGGATCGTCGGCGCGCCGCCCCAGCAGCCGCTTCAGCCCTGTGTAGGTGTATTCAGGGCTGGTCTCGAGCTGCGCCCGCGCGGCGTGGCCGACCACGATGTCGCCCTTGGCCGCGAATCCGACCACCGACGGGATGACGCGCGCGCGCTCTTCGTGGCCGAGCAGCCGCGCATTGCCGCGATCAACGGCCGCGACGGACGTTGTAGACGTGCCGAGGTCTATCCCCACGATTCTATTAGACATTGTCGCGCTCCATTTCCGGCTGGCTTAGGTGCTCGGCAACGAGCGGGTCGATTTCTTCCTGAAATTCGGGGCCGCCCTCATCCGGCACATCGTTTTGGGACACGTCCACAATCGGCTCAGGATCGCCGCTGGCAGGCTCCGGCGATTCAGGCGGCATAGGCTCAGCCACGGGAGGCGCCCACGCCACCGGCCCAATTGTCGCCGCCCGTTCGTGATCTTCTGCCGTCGCGGCTGGGAGGGTGTAGCGGCGCTTCACTGGTGGCGGCGGTTCGTCCGGCGGCGCCGATGCCGTAGCCGCTACGGTTTCAGCCCCGCCGATTGTTTCAACAGTGCCAACCGGCACCCCGATTCGCGACGTCGACCCGACCAGCCCCAGCGCCGCACCCATCACGAGCAGCATCTCGACCACCGCAGAGCGCAGGAGATCAAGCACCGAGGCCGTCACCGGCCGTCCCCAACCTGTGGCGCCGGCGACCTGCGCGTCGACGGGCCGCGGGTCAGAGAACGTTTGGTGTGTAACCACCGTTTCGGCACGCGCCGTGCGCAGCTCAGCCTGCAATTCGCGCCGCGTCTGCGCCGCGCCTTGCATCAGCTCCGTTCGCTGGCGTACCAGTCGGGAGCGCCCCGTCGGCGAGCCGGCCGATGTCTCGCGAATCCCCTGGTCGACGATCGCCAGCGCCGCCGCGGTCTGCACTTCGAACTGATTCAGCGCGCGCTGCGCTTCGCCGACACGATCGGTTGATCCGGTGATCGCCGCCACCGAGGCGCCGCCAGTGGTCTGCTGGTCATGAAGGTATAAATTCCACAGCCCGAGCAGCGAAATGCCAAACAGCGCGCCAACCATCACGGCGCCGATCGCCACCGTGGGGATCGGCAAGTGCAGATGCGCGGTGCGCCAATCGCGCCAGCCTTTCAGCGTCGGCAGGAAGATCGGCATCTTGATCGGATCGGTGGCGTCGGCCGCGTAGCGCACGATGGCGAAACCAAGCGCCGACGCTAGCGTAAACGACCAGCCGACGCGCGCGGCTAGCACATCATCGGTCATCCACAATTGCCACGACGCGATCTGCAGCGGCGCCGCCACCCAGATCAGAATGTAGATCGAGAGCGCCATCCACAGTAACTTGAACGAGCGCCGCACCAGCGCGCCCGGCGGCCCGATCAGATTGGCTGGGTCAGACCAGAAGCGATGGATCGCCTTGGCCCATAGATTCTCGCGTGCGCCAGGTTGGCTCTTAGCCGGCGATATTTGCATCGAATGTGTGTCCTATCAGGTTGAACAAAGCCGGCGCGTTTTCGATAAACGCCGACGCCAATGCGCCGATGACGACCACCGCGAAGATGATGCGGCGGTTCAGTTGCTTAACCTTCGACGCCGCCGCTTCGGAGCGCTCGGCAGTCTCGCGCAAGCTGGCGATCAGATCCGCCGTGCGTCGTCTTTCGTCTTCCTCATGGTGCTTGCGCTCGTCCTCATCTACTTTGCGCTGCTGGCGATACGCCTCATCAAGGCGCGAAATCTCGCCGCGCATATGCGCGCCTTCGCGCATCACCGATTCGGTCATCGCCCGCATCGCGTCCGCGATCATCTGCTTGTTCTCGGCAAAGCCCGCTTCGACGCGCTCGGCGACGCGCTCGACATTGGCGTCGGTGGCGTTCTGACGCGCGACCACGCCGCCGAACTCGCGTTCGTGGCCGACCACCATGCGCCAAAGATCGCCTTCACTCGTCATCGTCGCTATGTCGCTTTAGGTACAGGTACGCCAGGAACAGTCCAACGATCGCCGCGATGGCGATGAGCGCGCCGAAAGTTGAGTTATCGCCCACTTCATCTATCCGACCGGTGTTTCGCTCGGCGCCACGTCACGCTCCTGCAATTCGGTGGCGCACACGCTGTGCGTGATGGCATTGCTGATTCGCGCCTCGCGTTCTGCGTCGGCGACATTGACCGCGAACGCCTGCGCCAACTCCGCGCGCCGCGCGCGGCTTTCGAAGTGCTGCGCCGCAAGCCGCCACCACGCGACGGTGTTCTGCGCATCACCCACCGGCGGTGCGATCAGCGCCGGCAACTGCGGGGGATCATTGGCCGTCGGCTCTTGCGGCGGCGTCCGGCACGATAGCGGGGGCGGGAGCGACGGGGGCGCTATCCGCTCCGCTGGGCGGCCCACAATCGGCACGCCCGGCAAGCTCGCACAAGCTGCGTTCAAGATCGGGAGCGCCGCCGCCAAGAGCAGCTTCGATACCTTCATTTTCCCTTCTCCTTTGCCGCGCCGCAAGCGCCTGCCGGCGCTGCGCCTCGGCTTGCTGGCGCGCGATCGTCGCGGCCATTTCGTCTCTGATGCGGGTCACTTCGGCGTCGCGTTGTGCTTCCGCTTGCTCCGCCAATTCCATCCATTCGCGCGCTACCTCGTTCGTCGCGCCAAGCTGCGCACATGAAGCGCGGGATGTCCTATACTCGCCATCACTGCGCTGCGTGAGTTCACGCGCCGAACACGGCGCATCACGTTCTTTCTTCACACGGTCGATGCGCCACTGATCGACGCCGATAGTCAGCACGCCAAGCACGCCGAGGATCAGCGGCAGGTAGGTAAAGATGTTCACGGGCGATAGCGTCCTTCCATCCAGAAAGCGCGCCTGATGCGCCATTGCGGCGACGTCCTGATCGTCACGCTTTGGCTTGAAGGCGAGTCGCGCCCACATCCAGAGTTGACGCAGGTCAGTGCTCCATTCCCTGAGCTTGACCTTGAACCAGCCGCGCCATGTGCCTTCGAACATGCCGACTTTGGTCAGCACTGCGATTGCGAGCAGAAGCAGGCCAAACCACAGCCAGATCGGCGTGTTGGCCCACCACAGAAAACGCAGGATCATGAGCGCGATCGTGAGAGCTGTAGCGAAGCGCCCGACGCGCACCCAGAATTGCGGGGATCGCCACCATGCCGGGATCATTCGGTTATCGCCTGGTTGTTCACCATGCCGCCGCCCGGCACGTCGCCGGGCTGGGTTGGAGCGGGCTGGGGAAAAGGGACACCGCTGGGCGGCAAACCTCGCGCCTGCTGATCCATGCGCTCGCGGTGGCGCCCGTGGAAAATCTGCATGAACTGCACGATCGCCGGTAGCAAAAGCGCCACCGCACCGATGATAGCTGCGATGCCGCCCGACATGTCAGGCACCGGGCGAAACTCAGTGGCGGCGCGATCATAGACGCGCAAAACCGCAAGGCCGATGCCGACGAAGAAGACGACAAGCAATATCGCGGTGATAACCGCGAGAAACATCATCAGCGGGCGGGGCCAGCGGCTGAGGTTCATGGCAAGATCACGCCTCGGCTCACTGCGGCCACCCCACGTCCGCGCGATACGTCTTCGCCGCGCCGAGATCATCAAGCCCGGCAATTTCGTCCAGCTTCATGTCCCGCACCGAGTCGATCTGGTCGAGCCGGTCAGCGCGGGCGCGATGTTGTGCAAGCTGGGCTCTGTCGTCATCGCTGAGATCACCGAGAGCTTGGCGGTCGCTGAGGTCGACCACGGCGTTCAGCACGGTCTGGCGGATGCCGGCCAGATTGCGATGCTCGCGACGCACTTGCTTGCCCAACGCCTCCCGCGCGCGTTCGATCGAGCCCCAGGATTCCGGGTTGTAGTCATCGGGGTTGATCGGGACATCAGCCACGAAATCGTCTGTGACCGAGACGCCGCTGAGGCCGATGTTGTTTTCCAGCCAGGCGATACGGGTCAGCGCATCGGCGAGCAAGGCTTCCAACTGCGCGATCCTGGCGTCGTGTCCGTCCATGCGCTCATGATGCGACTGCAGCGTCTCGCGCAGCCAGCCAGGCAGATCGGCATCCGGCTTGGTTTCGAGCGCTGTGACGCGCTCGTGCAGCGCCCCGAGCAAGGCGTAGAGATCGGATGGATTGAATGCTGAATCAGCAACCGCTTCCGGTACGGCCGCCCCTTCGCCTAGTTGCGGCGCAAGAGGCTCTTGCGTTTCGGCTTGATTCAATCCCGTTTCTTGCGCTTCCGGCTCTTGCGCTTCCGGTCCAGCCGTCTTCGGCTCAGCCGGCATCGCCACCGGCTCCACCCCAAGCCGCGCCGCGTATGCCGTCAGCGCCCGCGACAGATCGTCAAGATGCATGCCGAGCACAGAATCGGTGTCTCGCTGCAGCGAGTCGCCATAGGCTTCCTCCGCCAGCGCCAGCAGCTTTTCGCCCCAGGCGCGCGCGGTGTTCTCCACCTCTTCCTTCCGGCGCCGTGCGTGTGGTTGCGTGCTCATGGTGTCTTCCTTGTCATTCCTTATGGCGGTGTCAGCGGCGAGCTGGTCGCCCGAATAGTAATGTTCGCTTTAGTCGCCAGCACGGTCGTGGTGTCATCGGTGCGAGCAATCTCCAACGTGCCAATGGCTGTCTTTGAACCGCCGCCGCCGCCGATCGTGCAGCCGAATGTGCGCGATGATGTGAGCGCTTGCCACGCGCCGGCCGTGCCGACGTTGATAGTCCCGGTGCCATCAGTCCAGCGCACCGAAAACTGATCCATGCCCTGCTTCGGGTCGATCCAGTCGCCGTTGTCGTAGGAACCAAGCGAAGTCGTTTCGTTGATGATATCTCCGATCGACGCAATCGTGATCTGCGCCAGCGACGTCTGGCTATTGTACTGGATTTCATCGGTCACATTGCTGATCGCCGTCAGCGTCGGAATGCCAGCAACGCCAGCCAGCATCATCGCAGGGACAAGGCCGGGCACCATCACGACACCGCCTTGACAAGCGAGGCGTGAATGAAGTTCGCCGCGATCACGTCGTAATAGAGCAAATCGATTGTGCCGGCGGCCGTCGACAACACCGGCGTCGTGCCACCGGCAAACTGCCAGTCGGCGTGATACGCCAGCGTGCGCGAGCCGGTGCCGTCCTGAATGATGCGGATCACGCCGGACTGGCCGACTTTGGTGTTGCTGGGCTGGCCGAGCGTGCGATTGCCGGCGAGCGTGACGGTCGCGTTGATGAACAGCGACATGTCGACTGCGATCGTCGCGGCGTCTGTCAGCGCATACAGCGCGCCGGCCGCCCACACCTGATCCGTCGACAGCGCTTTGTCCGCCGTATTAGCGAGGAATTGCGCGGTCGTGGTTTCGGCGAGCAGCGCAGCCGTGCCAAGCCCGAGGTTTGTCCGCGCTGTGGAAGCACTTGCCAGGTCGGAGAGATTGTTCGCCGTTTGCGCCACCGCCGATGACGCCAGCAGCGCAGCGGAGCCGAGCCCCAAGTTCGTCCGCATCGTTGCGGCGACGCCCTCGGAGAGATTGTTCGCGACCTGGAAAACCTGCGCCGACGTGAGCAATGCGGCGGACCCTAAGCCCAGCGCCGTGCGTCCCTCAGCGGCGGTGGCATTCTTCAGCGTCTTGGTATTGGCGCCGTTCCAGAGCGGCACCGAACCGTCTGTGTTCGTCGCCGGCCCAAGCACGTCGCCAGCACCGCTTCCGGCTGGGCCAGCTGGACCCGTCGCGCCAGTCGCACCCGTCGGACCCGTCGCGCCATCGGCAGGACGATCGACGACTGCAAGACTGCCGTCCGCGGCAAAGCCTAGAATCTTCGTCTCATCACGATCCGCCGTCTCCAGGTCCAACTCAAGCACGCCATCCTCATCCAGCGGATGGATCATCAGCACGCGCTCGAGCTTGTTGCTCAGCTCCTGAATCTGCCGCACGACCGCATCGTAGGAACGCTCGTTGGAGGCCGAGGAGAAGCCACCTCCGCTGGTCAGCACCTGCTCTTGCGTACGCGGCGTGATACGCTCGATCTCAAGGTGCTCGTCGCTCGCCAGCACATCCTGTGACAGATCCAGCGTCAGCGTGGCGGCAGTGACCGTCTGTGGATAAGCCGTGCCTACCGGCGGCAGCACACTGGTCGCAGAAAGATCGTAATCCGTGCCCTCAACCAGCGGCGTCGGCACGCCATCCGAATCATAGCGCGTCACGATAATGTGGTCGGAATCGGCAAAGGTGATCGGGACCCCGCCGACAGACAAGGAATAGGGGCCGCGTGTGCCGTTTCCTACGTGAAGCCGGCGCGGGGTCTCTTCGGCAAGGGCCATGACCCTGATAGGCCACGCAGCCCCTGAATGCCAGGGGAACGCGGTTTATTCGGCAGATGCTGCCGAAACGCACCCTCGCTCGAACCGCAAGCCCTCCAATTGCGCCCGCCGCAGCCGCGCCGATTCCGTAGCGCGGCGCCGTTCGATCCGGTTGCCGATGCCGAAATCCAGCCCGAACGCCACGAACGAGCGGAAGTCGATGTTGGAATTGTCCTGAATTCGCTGCTCGAGCGCGGCCACTTCCGCCAGTCCAGCGTCGATCTCGTCACAGGTCATGGCGAACATCTGCGGCTCCGAGAGCGGCGTCACGCGGCCCGAGTGCTTGGTGGCGCAGGCGGTGAGAGCGGCAAGCAATGCCAGAACCAGAACTGCACGCATCTTCATCTCCTGTCAGCGACGAACGCTTCGATCGGGTCAAAGCCTTCCTCTTCGCCTTCCAGCTTATCTGCCACATAATCCACGGTGACCCACGCCTGCGGCGTCGGCAGACCAAATGCATAGCCCAGCGCCGTCACCGCGCGCTTAGTCGTCGCCTCGCTCTCGAAAGTGCGCCCCGCCGACAAATCGCGGAGCGCCTCCGCAATCTTGCCAGGCGCCGATCCGGCTGGCGAAAGCTGGTACTCGTAGCCGGTGCCAATTGCGTTCGCGATGTCCCGCAACACCGGCACTGTCTGGAACGGGAACCGCGCCACCACTGACGCCAGGCGCGCGTTCCGGTCCTCTTCGTCTTCGTCGTCCCGCGGCTCCCAACGGCCAGCGAGCGCTTCGGCGATCAGCGGCGAGATGATGTAGATCAGCGCCATGTTGGCGATGAACACATGAGGCGGCACGCGTCCTTTGCGCACGCCCATGATCTGATCGTAGGCGGTCCAATTGTAGAGCACAGAGAAATACGAAAAGAACATCGTCAGCAGCTTGTTGACCTGATTGCCACGCATGATCGCCGGCAGGTCCTGCGCAAGCCCTGCCGATTGCGTCGTCCGCACCGCCTGGTCGCCGTAGTAAATCGCCGCCTGTTCGTCACCAGCTGCGATGCCAGCGATATTGCCAGTCATCGCCTTGTCGTAAGCGGCGGTCCAGACAGTTGCGCTGACGGCCCAATCGAACATGCCTACCAGTGCAAAGGCATTGTGCCGAATCGGATAGAGCTTATCGGTCGTCTCCATCCGCTCCAGCGTTTCGCGGATGTCGCGATCGAGCGTCTGCATACGGTTGCGCATGAACTCCGATTTGTTCGCGATTACACGCGCCTTCTGCGCAATCGTCGCCGGATTGCGCACCAGCTTGGTCAGCGCGACGGCCATCTCAGCGGCGCCAAGATGAGGGACGGCTTGAAGCAGACCGGTGATCTGCTGCAAGCCAGTCGAGATGCGATAGCCCATCGCCGCAATCGCCACGTTGCCGCGTAGCTTCTGCAGGAACTTCCACATGAACGCCGTCGGGTCGACACGATCCGAGGCGATGGCCTGCAGCCACGGCCGCAGTTGGTCGTACATCGGCTGGCCTGCCACAGCGACAAACGCATCGGCGAACTGCGCATCGCCGATGATCTTGTCCGCATCGATCACCGCGCGGCGGTAAGAGATGTCATGCACGACGTTCTGCACATGCTCAGAGAACACTGTGAGCGACAGCTTAACCGGACGGCCGCCGGAGCCAACCCGTGCAATCAGGTGCCCCTTGCGGGTCATCGGCCGCGACCAATTGGAGCCGAACAGCTCCTGCACGCTTTGGCGCTGCTCCTCCTTGTTGACTTGCCGGTCGCGTGCGGCATCGAATTTCAGCGGATAATACCCGCCGGCAATCACCGTTCCGTCAGCCAGCGTCAGCGGCGTGGACTCGACGGCTTCCGTGTCCAGGCCCGTCAGGTCTTTCTGTAAAGCGAAAGCTTCGTCACGGAACGTCGCGGTCAGATCCCAGATGCTTTGCACGGTCTGCCAATCTCGCGTATCCAGCACACGCGACAATGCGGACATGATCTGCGCCTTCGCCGCAGCGTACTGCTCGTCGGTCAGAGCGTCGACGCCCTGGCGCGCAGTGCCCCAGCCGAAGCCATCAACCAAGGCGCGCAGATTGCCTTCGTTACCGAGATTGAGCGCGATCGAAAGCAGCTCGGCTTTGGTGTAATGTGTCGCCGCGCCCACCGGCAAGTCCGGCATGGCGATACGGCGCTTGAACATATGCGTGCGCTCGCGGTTCGTGTAGCGCGCCCAGATCGCCTCCATAGAGCGCGTCGCCGCATTCATCATGCCGGCTTCTTTGTTAGCGGCCTGTGCGAACGGCAGCCACAGCGCGCGCCACAGCGGGCCATTGGCTTGGCCGCCATCGAGATACCGGAACAGAAATTCCATGCGCGTCATCTCGGCGTGCGCCTCACGCATGCGATCTTGCGCGCGCTCGATCGCCGTCGGCGAATAATTGCGGCGCACGGCTGGCGAAATCGGCCCCGTAGCCTGCATCTGCTCAGCCAGATCGGTCACTGTCTCCCGGAATGCGCGACGATCGGCGGCATCCAGAAGCTTGTCCTTCAGCCGCCCCAGGTGCTCAATATTCTTCACCGCATCGTGCAGCGCGCGCACTTCATCCAGCGTTAACTGCGAGTAGGGGCGCCGCCTCGCTTCCTCTAGAATGCGCGGGTCGATCGCGACCATGTGGCCGAGACCGCGCTGCTCCATCTGTGTCGCCCAAGCCGAAAGCGCAATCCGCCGCCGCTCCGCCTTCTGGCTGATACGCCGGAACTCGTACTGCTCCAACAATCCGTCGATCTGATCCAGATAATCCGCATCGATGCTCTCGCGCACGCCGTTGCGTTCGAACTTGCGGAAGTAGCGCTGCGCGGCGTCTAGTTCCTTCGCCGCCTTCCGCGCCAGCGCATAGCGGTGAAAATTCACCAGCTGGCGATGCTTGGCGGTGCGGGCGGCGTAAAGGTCGCCGTCCTCGAGTGCCTTCATCGCTTGCTTTGCGTGGCGCCGCTCGTTGCCCAGGAACCAGTCGAATTTGCGGACTTGCTTCACCGCCATGCGTTCGATCTGCGCTTCGGCTATATCACGCGCTGCGCGCGACACCGGCCGCGACCCCCCGCCAATGGCGCGCTCGATCGCATCGAGCTCTAGCTCAATCACCCGAGCTCGCGCCTCGCGGTGCACGGCCAGCCGGGCTTCGTCCATGATCTGACCGTCTGCGAACGGATCGCCATAGGCGCGCAACATGCGCCGGCGCGTCTCTTCTTCGATGGCCTCACGGCGCGGCTTCAGCGTGGAGAGCGCCGTGAGCAGCTCCTCGCCGGAAGCGAAACCGAAAATGCTAGCGGCTAGATCGGGATCGACGCCTTGCGCATCCTCGCGCGCGACAATGCCCTTGATCTGCTCGCGCAACGTGGTGTCTTTGGCATTGATGTTTACCCCGCGCGCGGCGAACCAGTCGGCAATGGCTTGCGCTTCTGCGCGGGCAGCAACCAGCGCTTCATCGTCCATGGTATAGGCGGGGGTGTTCTTGAGGTCGCCATCGAGCTTGTCTAAGAACTCGCGCACCGTGGGGCGCTCGCCGGAGAAGAAAGCGAAACCGGGGTGGATAGGACTTGCGTCAGGCGCGCTTCTTGGCGGTTCGTTCGGGATGCCGCGCGGGATGAAAACTGACTCACCCCCTTCAAACTGGTTGGCGTAAATGGCGCCGGCGAAGTCGTGATCACGGAAGTGCTGGTCAAGGCGCGCGTAGAGCGCCTCGCCGCGCAGGCTGCGCAATTCCGTGTCGTTACGCAGCGCGCGGAACAGATCGACTTCCGCATCACTGCGCGGCGAGCGATTGCGTGCCATCTCGGTCCAGTATTCTCCGCTGCCCCAAGCATCGCCCGCATCAGTCACGCGCACATAGTCGCCTGCTGGCGCCTCTACGACGTAGACACGGGCGTTCTCTGGGGCATTGTCCGCCAGCCGCCGATTGGCGGCCGATTGCGTTCCGAAGTGCGAGCCCGGCGCAAAGCTGTCTACGTCCGCGCCTGTGCCGTGATAGAGAACGCGCGGCGGCCCTGCCGGACGCTCGTAGGAAAGTTGGCCCAGGTTGTCGATGCGATAGCTACCCGCCCCCGCCTGTCCTCCGTCAGGAGCGTTATCCCCCTGAAACAGCGCAGCCCGCTCCGCCGCCGGCGCCAGCACGCCCTCTGCCTGCAGCAGCGACCATGCCGCACGCACGCTTTTCGCGGTCGTACGCTCATGCCCCATCGCACGCAGCCGCACCGCGATCTGCTCAGAGGTTTCGCGCGGATGCGCTTGCGTCAGCCGCAGCACATCGTTGCGCACGGTGCGTGCGGGACCTGATTGCGCCCGCGGCACGTCGACGCCCTTACGCCGCGCCGATGCGAGGTAGTCGATGTAAGTGCCTTCCGCGACTTGCATCTCGTCAGCGGCGTCGGCGTTGCTCATGCCGTTGAGCCTCATCTCGACGGCTTTGTTCTCATTGTCGGTGAGACGCGGGTCGGAGAACGACACCTCGCCAGTCTCCGCATCGCTCACGCCAGATTGCAGCAACCGCCCCGGTCCTACGCCGAAGTACCCCGCTTCCCACGCCCGCAGCGCCATCTCGTCAGGATCAAGCCCAGTGGCGTTGTTGATCAGTCCAGGCCGCACCGTTGCCGAGCCCAGAATCGCCTTCACGTCTCCACTAGGATCGCGCACACCGCCTTGCTGCTGAACCCATGATGCAAACCGCAGCGGCTCTTTCCGGCGCAAGATCGCACGTGCTTCCTTGGCTTGCTCCACCAGTAGCTCAGAATCCGCCGCAGCGATTTCCGGTGGTAGCGCGTCAAGTGTCGCCTGGCCGTAATTCTCCACCACGAGCGCGGGAGAGATGCGCATCGGCTCCAGTCCGTCAGGCGGATTGGCGGCGTGCCGCCAGCGACCAGTCGCGAGCCAATCGTAGGCACGGCGCGCCGGTTCCGAATCGAGGTCGATCTCCACAGCGCGGCGCGTCTTGCCCTCCTCTGATCGCCACCAGCGTGTGCGATCAGCCACCAACGCGCCTAACGCTTCCTTCTCCAAGTCGGCTAGCGCATCCTCACGCGCGCGTTCGATGTTGCGCACGTAGCGCGCGTACTGCTTGTCAGTGCCGCCGAATTGCTCGCGGCTCATGGTGTTTGCGCCACCGGCGCCAGGAGCGGCCTGTTCTGCGCGCGCCGCCTCGATTGCCTCGTCGCTCGCCACCATGCGGTCCATAACTTCACGGATCGCCGGCGTCAGGTTCACGTTGAGCGCCTGCACCGACTTGTAGATAAACGTCAGCCAGCGTTTGAACATCGCGAATACATCGCGCAGCGCAGCGCTCGGGGCTTTGCCCTCCATCAGATAGGCTTCATTCCCGCGCGCCCACTGCTCGTGGTACTTGCGCTTCTGCTCGACGTTGAAGCCGGCCCACTGCTCCTGCGTCACGCCGAACCAGTCAAGCACCGTGGCCCAGTCACGTTGCAACTGCGTCGGTACGGCCGGATCACGCGACTCCACTACCTCATTGCGTTGCGCAAAACGCACCGGCTTCATCGGCCACATCTCGCCGACCGCACCGACCATCACGTAATCGCCGGGAGCGGCCTCTACCGGACCTTCCAGCGTCTCGATCGTGCGCGTGTCAGGGCTGATCCAGTAGCCCACTTCTAAGTCCGGGTTCTTGCGGAACTGTCCCTCCTTCGCCGCCGGCACATAAGTCGCGTCGAAGATATCGCGGCGCACAACCCAGCGGTCGCCTTTCTGATCGGTGAGGATGTAATCCTTCCCGGTGCGTGCGCTCAGCTCTGCGCCCCATGACGTCGTGACGACCTCGTGCTGCTCAGCCAGCGCCGCGGTGACTTCCGCAGCATCGGCCTTCGGCTTGGCGATGCCCGTAACCACGCCGTCTGGCACGACGTTGATCGGCACGTTGTCGCCCGCTTGACGGAAACGCGACCGCAAGCTCGGCTCGCGCTTCGCCAGCATTTGCAGCACTTCCAGAAACAAGTGCCCGCCTTCGTGTAACGGCGTGCTGAGATCGCGGCCTTCGAACAGCTTGATCGTCGCTTGCCGGAGGTCGCCGCCCTCTACGAGGTGCGGCATGTAGATGACGCCGGCGGGGCCGCCGCGTTTGGGTGGTTGGAATAGGGCCTGGCCCTCCAGAGCCATCTCCCGCATCTCCGGGGTGATGGGGAGGGAGTGGACGGTTTCGTTGTGCGCTGGAACAGTTCGCCGCATGCTCAACGCGCCACCATCCGGCGGAATACGAATCTCCGTCTCCCCGACCCTCGCCCCGAACTTCTTCCCTAGATCGTTGGCTATGTTGGGGAGAATGCGGTCGTAGAAGGCGCGCATGCCTTCGCCGCCGAAACGTAAGTCATCGCCTTTGATTTCGCGTACCGTCGCCGCACCGCCGCCAAAGTCGTTCTCCGGCGCCGCACGAACACGGTCAGCGAGCTCCTTGCCTATAATGGCCTCAAGCGGCTGCTCAGGCGTGATGTCAACGATCTTCGTCTCGCGAAGATTTCCGACGAGTGGCGCTTCAAGCACCTCAGCACCGTTCGCGCGCCGAACCAACCGAATGCTTCGAGCCTGTGTCGCCAGATTAAACCGCTCGATCTGATGCTGCCCGCGCGTCCAAGCGATCTGGTCAAACCCGTTTTCAGCCGCCCACCTTATCATCCGCTTCAGCGCCAAAGAGGCCCAGGCGTTGTTCTTGAAGGGGGCGTCGGGGACGCGGCGTTGGTCTTGGCCGTCAATCACGCGATCCATGGCGGCGCGAAGTTCACCGTCTTGGATATTGGAGATGTGTCCCTGGCGATAAGCCTTGAGCAAGTCATCCGCCGTATTGAGCGCCGGAACGCCAGACGCCCTGGCCGCCGCCTCGATGCGCGCCATGTCCTCCGGGCGCGCAGTCTCGCGATACCCGCGTTCCCTCCCCCCCTGATGCCAATCGCTCTGCACCTCTTCTATGAAGAGAGTGCGCGCGCCGTTGGCGTCTGTGCGCTCGTTGAAGCGGACGTGGGCTAGGATGTTCGGAGCGTCGAAATGCGAGCTGCGGAAGTTCGTGTCGATCTTTCTCGCCGCCAAGTCGTGATAGCGCTGCCGCCCGTTAGGCCCGAGCGGTTCCCAATCATCGCCGTTCTGTTCTGCAATGCGCTTAGCTTCTGCAATTTCCGCTGCCGAGGGGGCCATGTCATTTGGCGGCAACCTCAGCAGCAGTTCCCTATAATTCTCTCCTCCTGGGAGGGTGTATTGGGACCAGCGGGTGGCGAGCCCTTCAGCAGCGTTTGACGCTTCCTGCTCTTGCACAGCGATGCGATAAAGTTCGTCGTCAATCTCTTTCGCGCGCGCTTGGATTTCATCGACGCGCGGATTGTCGGCGCGATAGGTCATGGGCGAGCGAATTTCATCGTGCTCGCGCAGAAGTCGATCCTTCTCCTCTATCAGTTCAAGGCGATGACGCTGCACTTCCGGGGGCAACAAGTCACGCTTGTTTTTATCCCCCAGCACCGTCTCCTCAACCCTTACGCCATTCTCGCGAACGAACTGGAGAACCTCTTCGCGGGGGATTGGCCCCTCACGCGCTTTCAGAAAATCCTCAAGCCCTATCCATTGAAGCTCTTCGCGCTTGACGCCGGGGGCGCGTGAAATGGTTGACCACCATTGCGCGCCAGATGCGCGGGCGGTGGTGGATTCGGCGATCACACGCTCTACAGCGGAATAGAATGGCGCTACTTGTTCATCACGTTGATACAACGCAGCCGCCCGAAACAGCTCATTTCCCCGCCGCTGCAGCGTGTAGGTTTCTACGCCGTGAGCATCGCCTGGCAGCATGTGCGGCAAATAGTCGGCAATCGGCGTGCCCGCCTTTGCCGCCGCCGCCGCAATCTCATCATGCGTCAGATCATAGGCGCGTGCGACAAATACTGTGCCATCTGCCGCACGAATGGCGCGCACCGTGTCGTGCTTATAGGATGGCTCGCCTGAGGGCGGGCGCGTCAGGCGCAACAGATCCGCTTGCGTAGGATTGACGTACACCTCCCGACGTTCGCCGCGCGCGGTGTGTGCGTCAATAATCCGCCCACGCTGTTCAAACTCCGCACCTTGCACCGCGCCCTCTTCGGCACGCAGCGCCTCAAACGGCCCCTGCATCTCCAGATTTATCGCGTCCAACAGCTCTGACGACTTCATGCCAGCGCGTTCCGCAAGCGTGATGATCGACTCGGCGTAATAGGTGGCGAACGCCTCGTTGGCCGCGTCGGTGTAGCCTTCGGCGACCGTGAACATCTCCATCAGCCGGCTGCGCACGCTTTCGGTTTCGCGCACGACTTCGCGCGCTTCCGCTTGCAACCGTGCCGCCTCGCTGGTAGCGCGTTCCAGATCGACCCCGAACTCCAGCCGCGCCGCCACTTCCGCCGGCGTCAGTGCGCCAGATCCCATCCGCACATGCTGCGCCAATTCGGCATGGTGCGGGGTCGCTGCAATCTGCGCGGCATAAGTGCCGGTCGGGATCGCCAGCGGCGCACCGCTCTCGAGCGCCTGCTCCAGCGCTTCGCGGCCAACGCCGCTGAGCTGGTCCGCCACAGCGAACGCGTCTTCGCCGCGGTCCTCAAAGTAGCCCACGAACCGGTCGGGATCGATAGTCACCTGTTCCAGCGGCCCGCCCGCGACCAATGCATCGACGGCAGACGCAAACCGCGCCGGAGCACGCGTCCGCAGCGCCGACGACTGCGCGCCGTCCGCAATGGCTTCGAACAACGCCTGCTGGTCACGGGCGCGGCGCACATCGTCTATGTCGCTAAGGAAACGGCCGCTGGCGCCGACGCCGCCAAGCACGCCGCCGACCGTGGCGCCGACGGAGAAGCTTTCCCACAGCCGCTCAGCCAGCTCTTCGTCGCTCAGCGCTTCCCACTCGCCGCCTTGCGCCGCCTGGGCCATCTGCCCGAGCATGATGGTCACGCCCTCTTGCGACAGCTCAGTCACGCCTTCCGAAAGCGCAGCACCAGCCGTTCCCGTCGCCACGCGCCGCAGCGCTTCGCGGTAGCCGATTCGCCGCAGCGCCTGGCGCACGCCCCCGCGCGTGAGCCGCGACAGTAATTGACCGGCGCCAACCGCTTTCAGCGATGTGCTAAGGCCCGCAAATTCCAGCACCGCATTGATCTGCCCGACCTGTGAGGCGGCTTCACCAGCCAATCGCTGATCCAGCCGATTGCCTTGGCGATCGACCATCTGCCGGAATTCGAGAAACGCTGCACCGGCTTCCTGCTCGTAAGTGAAGCCCACGGCCCCGCGCGGCAGACCGATGGCGCCGGCCGTCAGCGCCGCAAACGGCGCATTCGCCACCGTCTCGATCGCTCCGAGCGGTGTGGCGCCGTCCAGATATCCCATGGATTCGCGCCACGAACGGCTGGCGTCACGGATCGCGCGCCGCCCCGCCGCATCGAACGCGCCGAAGATCTGCGGCAACTGCTCCGTGACCGTACCCAGGATGCCGCCGCCTTCGGCGCGCGGCGTCCGTTCAAGCCGCTGCAATTGCGCCCACTCCGCGACACTGAGCGGCGACCCGCCAATATCGACGCTGAGCGTCCCCTGCATCGCATAGGGATTGGCGCGATTGCCCAGCCGCGCCATTTCGACGTTGCGCTGTCCCTGCACCCAGCGGCGCCCAAGCGGCGTGCGCGCTATGTCGCGCTCAGTCCGCGTGTCCATCGTCGAGCCGTGAAACACGGTATCGCTGATATCCGACAGCCGCTCCCAGAACGACAGCGGATGCACGTCATCATATGCAATGGCGGCGTTCGCCGGGTCCGCCATCCAGCGCTGCAGCCGCGGCGACGTGCTTACCAGCAATTCGTCGCGGCGCTGTCGCTCCAGACGGCGCGGATCGTACCCAGGGCCGAGGATGCCGCCCATCGGATCGCGTTGCGCCGCCGCCGCCATCTCGGGATCGATGCCGCTTTGAACGATCAGATTGTTGCGCGCGCGGCGCGCTTCTTCTTCCGACTCTTCACGCTCGCGCGCGGCGTCGAAAAGAGACAGCGCTGTAGGGACCGGCGGCGGAGGCATGCTTCAGATCACTCCAAACCCGTCGTGCCGGCCAGCTCTTGCTGGTAAAGGTTTTCGATCAGCGCGCGCGCCTCTGCCTCGTTGGTTGGAATGACACCGCCGCGCTGTATATAAGCCCGCACTAGGCGCTGACGCTGATACTCAGGAATGCGCGAGAAGGCTACGCGCACATCGGAGCCGTACTCCGCATTTGGCCGCGCCATGAACACACGGTTCGTCGCGCCGCCAAGGCCAAAGAAGCCCTCACGACGCGATGCAGTGAGCGCAAGCGTGGTGATCTCTTGGATCTCGCGCTGATTCGGCAACCGGCGCTCGTTCTCCACGAACGCCGTTGCTTCCCGCAGCAAAAAGCCGCGGAACATGCGCGTAGTCTCCCGATCTTCTTGACGATCCGAAAGACCGACCCCCGCCGCTTGCGCGACAGGTTCCGCATAATTGCGCAGCATCGTATAAGCGCGCTGCGCAATGGTGACGTTTTCACCCAGCGGGATTTCGCCGCGCATCTGCCGCTGCCGCGTGCGCATCTGCATGAGGTGGCCCGGCCGGACCTGATCTGCCACGCTACGCCCAGGCTCTAGTCCAAGCACTTCCGCTTCATCGTCACTGAGCGGTGCGTAGAGATCTAGTTCCGCGACTGCCGCGGCGGTATCTTCCTCATTCGACAGCGCCAGAAAGACATCGCGCCGATCCTCGCTGATCCGGTTCGTGGCTTCCACTCCGGCGCCGCCGGCACGGTTGCGCACATAGTTCCGCAGCGTGTCCATCTGCAAACGGTCGGTAATCAGTGCGCGATCTGCAGGGGCCAACCCCTCAAACGAGCCGGTTTGCTCGATTAGTGCGGCAGCACGACCCATGGCATCGTCGAGCGCGACCTCACGAGCCGCCCGATCACGAGCAATGCGTGTCGTCACACGATCATCTGTCATATCTCTCAAAGCGGGTTCGTCGATATCCAGCACCATTTCCCGCGCCACGCGTGCGTCTCCGCCACTGTCCGCGATGATCTGATCTTCAAGCGCCTGCGCCCGCGCGCGCATGCCTTGCGTTCGCTCAAATTCTGCCTGGTTCGCGCGCGCCGTCTGGATCATGCGCTCGCCGTCATCGGCCCCAATCGTCCGCCGCGCCACCGCTCGCCGCACCGCCGTTTCAATGACAGTCATCGCCGCGGCCCGTGCTTGAGGCGTGGCGTTTTCATCCACCAGCGTCGTCTGCGCTGCGCCCACCGCGGCCACCAGCCCAGCCCGCGCGCTCTCCACCATGCGTGTCTGCGCGAACTGATCCACCGCCGCCCGCTCACGCACCAGCATTTCGCCGGTGCGCTGGCGCCAGAGCCGCTGATGCGCTGGACTAGTCAGCCGCTCCGCGTTGTTCTGAACGATCGCGTCGGCCCGTTGCTGCCAGCGCTCGCCGTAATCCTCACCCTCTTCAGCGGGCGCATTCTCGATCTCAAGACGCAGCTCGTCCAGCTGCCGCCGCGTAGTCAGCTCGGCTTCCGCAACTTGGTTTTCGATCTGCTGGTCGCGTGCATGATTGAGAATGCGCGATGTTGCTTCGCCGACAGCCGCAAGCTGTGCGCCGCTCTGATCAAGCGCCGGCTCCACCACGCGGCGCGTGTTTCGGACAGATGCGTAGGGGACATCGAGCGGGCCGGTAAGGCGGACCATAGCTAGCCAGTCCGCACTTTGGCCGGCTTCAGCCCTGTGCCGATCGCGTTTTGAATGCCGGTGCGCCGACTGCCGCCGCCGTAGCGATCATACCAGGACGTGAATCCCTCCGCAACGGAGATCAGCGCCGAGAGCCGCCCCGACTGCGCCGCGCTGGCGCCGCCTTGTCGGACCTGCTGGGCCTGGAACTCGGTTTGACGCGCCGCGTCTTCGCCTTGCGCGAGTACAAGCAGCTCCTCGAGCGTCTGTGCGCCAACGGTTTCGTTGATGAGATGCAACGACGACGGATCGTCCGATGCGAACCCAGAATCGGCGAGGAGAGATTTTTGTTGTGAAAGCTGCGCCTTGCCTTCGCGCCTGCGCCGCGCCGCTTCCAATTGGGCAATGGCGCGCTCCTGATTCGCCTGCGTTTCAAGCTGCGCTGCCGTCGCGTTAGCCTGACGCTGCTGGGCTTGTCCCTGCTGATACTGGCCGTAAGCGCTCAGGCCCGCCGCCGCCAGCGACGCAATCGCGGCTGCGTTGCCGCCGATGAAGGAGCCGATCGACGACGCTGCTGCCGCGAACCAAGCCATGCGTCCACAAATCCTCATCGTCGGGCGACTGGGTAAATCCCAGTCGCAGAAGCCACCGCCGCGCCGCCGGCACATCGTTATCCAGCCGGGCGTGGATCACGGGCGAGACGCGGTGCGCCAATTCCAGCACTTCAAGCGCTCCGCAATGAACCCACCGCGAACGTATCGCCGCTGCCACAGGATGCCCGTCAGCGCCGAGAAGAGGCGCGGCGGACGAGAATGCGAACATCGCTTCCGCCACGCGCCCGAACCAGAACACGCCGCCAATGAAGGCTATCGCCCCGCGCGCCCCGTCTGGCGCGGGATTGCGATAGATATACCCCAGCATCGGAATGAACCGCAGCCGCGCGTCGGAAACCCTCGCCCAAGCCGGACTCAGCTGCCCAAACTCGCGGATGTGCTGCCAGACCAGCGGTTCGAAACCGCCCTCGCAACCACCCTCGCGTCCCTCCGCCTCAGGTCCGCTCATGCAGCTCCACCCCTGGCACCATGCCTAGAATCGTCACCGGCGCTGGCGTGTCCATCACCACGCATACGCGCGCGTCAATGTCGGTGCGACCGTCGAATGGCTGATGATAATCGTGGCTCAGCAATTCCGCCGGCTGATCCATCAGGAAGTCGCCTTCGCTATCGAGATCGGTTTCGCGTAAATCATCGCCGCCTGACGTTTCCTCACCGGTCGACAACGCCTCCTTGAAGGTGCGCCCGTATTTGACGGCGCCAGCCGGCGTGTTGTGCACCGCAAAGCCGATCGCGCCGACACTCTTCTCCATAGTCAGCGCCGTCCCGAATTGCGCGCCATAGGCCAGCTTCACCGATTGCCACTTGCCGATGTAATTGAGCCCGATCAGCACTGTTTCGTATTCGTCATCGAGCGTGATCGCCCCGCTCTCCACGGTACGCGCCGGATGCACGCGCCCATCGGCCCAAATTGACACGCTCTCGCCTTCCAGATGATCCAGTCCCGTGAACGTGTCCGCTGGCGCGCCGGTCGAATAGAGCGCCGCCTGCAGCCGCCACGCATCCGGCGCTGTCCGCACTTCGCGGAACCCAGAGCCGTCTTCTGCGTAATCGTCCGCGACCAATTCCGTTTCGATCGGGAATTTCTGCAACCCGAAGCGCTCGTGGTGCATGCGCGTCGTTCCATCAATGGTGCGCTCCACGATGACGTGCACGCGATCCTCCGGCATGCCGGGAATAACGCAGACGCTCTTAAACGCGCCTTCCGATCCGTCCGCCGTTTCCGCCGCCTTGATCCGCGCCCATGCATAAACGCCCTCGCGCGGGCCGAACAACAGCACAGCCAATTGCCCGTCCGAGCGCACGCACCACACGCGCGGCTCCGGCCGTCGCTGCACCGCAATCTCGACAAAGCCCCCCGTGCCGGCTTCCAGTTCCTCTGCGCTGATCAGTCCGGCAATGTCCTGGTGCAAGCGCGTCAGATCGTCGGTGTCGTGCTGCTCGGAATTGGAGTCGTTGTCGTACAGGCATTGCAGCAGCCGCGTGCGGGTGCGGTCGATGAACAGGATGCGATTGGCGCCCGCCTTCATCGCCTGCGTGTCCGCCGAACCGTTGTCGTCGAACCCGCGCAGCCGATTCGCCAGCGGCGTAATCGGCTCGTCCAGCGCATTTGACGTCACCTCGAGCTCGGCCCCGCTGGTGCCGATCAGCAGCCGCCGGCCGCTTTCGATCCAGCGCGAGGAATTCATTTCCCCGGTACCGAAACGCCGCGCGATGGCGTCGGCTGAATCGACCCCGAGCAGGAAGCTTTCGAAGCTGTCAGACACCGAGGCCCAGAACCGGTTATCACGTACCAGCGCGTGCCGGCCATCGTCCAGCGTACCGGCCGCCGGCCAGCCGAATTCATCCGACCATGCGCCAATGCTCCAGATCGCCGTTGCATCGGTCGAGCCGAAGTCCTCCACAACCTCGATCGTCGCGACTGTCGCCGACACGTACTCCACAATCTCCGCCCGGCCCGTCGTCTCACCGCCCGCATAAGTCAGCGTCGCCACTGGCGAGCCTGATGTGTAGGCCGAGCACAGCACGCGGTAATAGATAATCTGGTTGTCCAGCTCATCGTCAATGTCGACTTCGGTTGCCGCCGTGTAGCTGTCGACGTCGAGCCAGTCGGCTTCGTTCACCGAACGCTGCAGCTTCACCGTCGCCGTAAACGTGCCGGTGATGCTCAGATGGAAGACGCGATTGGTTTCCGTCCCGAACACGCGAATATGGCCGGTCTCCTGGTCAACGCCGGAAAACGTCTCAGTTTCGGTTTGCCCCTGATGCGTCGCTTCGATCAGCTGCCCGACGCTTGCGGCCGTCAGCATCGGCGCACTGAACGTACCGGTCGTGCTGCCCTGCAGCGCCCCTACTGTGAACGTCGTCGTCGACACATTGGGTGTCTCGAACGGCCCATCGATCGGCCGAAACAGCCGCAGCGACCATGACGTGTTGGCGCGTCGCTCAAGCACGCGGGGGCGATAATCAGGGTGATAAAGCCAGTAGGTGTCGAGGCTTTGCCGGTAGCGCAGCCGCGGCAGATCCGCTTCCAGCCACGGCGTCGGGATAAAGAACCCGGAAGCGCCGCCGCCCGCTTGCAGCCGCGTCAGGCCCTTCATCACCGCCTTGCCCTGCTCGCGCAGCCGCGCGCGGATGTAGTAGCTCGTCGCAGTTGGCGTGAACGTGATGATGTGAATGCCGGGATCGAGCGTCAGATCGTAAGTGCCGCTTGGCCCAGGCAAGGCAATGTCCATGCCAGTCGTGGTAGTACCGACACGGATCGACAACGGACGGCGCTCGATCTCGAACCGAAACGTCACCGGCGTGCCGTTCACGCCCGACGTAATCGGCCAATAAGCCGCGGCCTCGCCGGACGCCGCTGCCGTGAACGTCACGTTTTGCCCGACGACAGATACCGAGCCGCCACCGCTGGAGCCATTGTCAACGGGCGTGCCGATCGTCGCCGCAGCACCGTCAATATCGACATAGGAATTGCCGTCGACAATATCGATGCGGCTGTCGGTGAACTCCAGCACACGCGTCTGGTCGACGTCGAACACGAACGGCCGCACGATCGCCGCCGAATCCGTATAGGTGCGCCCGACGTATTCGGTGCCTGGCGCCTTGATCATCGCGCCCTGCATCAGCGGCAGAGCGTTTTCCATCGTCGCCGCGCAGGTCGGGTAGAAATCCAGGTCAACCCGCGCCTGCGCTTCAACGCCGATTTCGCCGCCGTTGAAGTTGACGAGAGGGACGTTCATGTTAGCCATCAGCGAGTGCCATCATCATGAGCCGCGAGCGCGCGCATCTATGATTCTTCTGGCGCGCTGCGCGGCCACGATGCCCCTGCGCGTGACGACGCCCAGCGCCCGCGCGGCAAGCGTCGGAACGGCTGCTGCGCCGCATCCCACGACTTCGCCGCTTGCAACGCCTTGGCCGCGTCCTTCTTCAGCTCCTCTTTCTTGGTCGCCGACTTCCCGAACACGCCGTAGCACTTGGCCGCCAGCTCCGAAGACACAGCGTCCGCGAACACTTGCGGCCACGCGCCTTCCTTGGTCAGGAAATTGGCGGAGACGTACCGCAAATAGCATGGGTCCAGGTCACAGAGAATGTAGCCAGCCTCATCCTCGTAATCCGGGGTGCTGTTCTCATCGGCGTTGCCGGTCGTGTTCAGCGTGACGATGCGCAGGCAGTCGGCGGGCTTGGTGTAGGAGAAGTCGCGCCCGATCGGTTCAACACCGCTGTCCTGCAACTGCACCCGCGTCATCGCGAAATTCCATGGATGCCGCTCGAGCAGCTTCTTTGCCGTCGGCGCGTAGCGGTTGCGCACGCGCCGCACCCAGGTCGAGGTATCGTTCGGCCCACTCGCCTCCGGCTGCTCGCAGTCGATCAGCGCAGAGTTGATGACGTCAACCTGGGTTGTCACAGGTTATCCCCGCGCCGCTTTCTCACGCCACTTTGTCACGCCGCCTTCTCACGCCGCAATTCCTCCACGCGCGCCAAGCACTCGTCTTCCGTGGTGAAGCCGGAATCGACCAGCGTGTCGCCCTTGTAGATCTCCCAGCCGGCCTGCGTGCCGTTCCAGACGAAGCGGAAGCCGGGCGGCTCCTTCACGCTGAAGTCCCAGCGCTGCGCTTCGCGCAGGATAACTTGCTGGGTGCGGAAACGCAGACCCATCACCCGCACCTGAAGCCGCCAGCGTGCGTTCTCCGGCTCAATGTCGATCAAGTCGCCGGCGCGGAGCACCTTGCCCATCTGCGTTTCCGACTGCATCAGGCCGAAATATTCGGGCCGCAGCACGTCTTCGATCCCGTGTTCAGACGGGATCTGCGCGTACCAGGACGCGCGGCCCTTGCCGCTCATGCTTTCGGTTTCCAGCACGATCGCGCCCTTAGGGCAGCGGTGAATGGTGACGTGTTTTGGGGCGGCAGCCATAGGATCTCCGGCTCAAGATACGCAAAAAGGAAGGGGCGAGGACCCCATGAGGAACCCTCGCCCCGAGCGCCTGAACAGCGGGCAAACGCTTCGGTGAGCCGCCGCAGCGGCGCGCCGCTCCCCAGCCACCCACTCCGACTCTAGTCGGAATTCGTCGCCGTAATCGCCAGCCCGTTCGTCAGGTCCGGAGCCAGCGTCGTCGCATTGATGCCGATCACGAAGTGGAGGAACACCGAGATCAGATCATTGGCGGTGCCGTCCGGCGTGATCAACTCGGAATCGGCCGCCGGCAGCGTCGTCGTCCAACGCCGGGCGATCACGATGTCGCCCTTGCGGAAGCCGAGCGCCTTGCCGTCGCTGATGTAGCCGGCCGCGTCGACGGCAGTCTCAGCGTCCACCGTATCGAGCACCCAAAGCGAGCCGCCGATGTCTCCGCCAAGATCAAGCACCTTGCGGCAGTATTTGTTGCCAGTGTTGTCGTAAGCCATGGTCTTCTCCGAAATCTAAAACCCTTGAACCAGCGCGCCTTACGCCAGCGCGGCGGTGTCGTCGTGATAGTATTGGACGATGCCGCGCACGAGGCAGGTCTTGGCGACGTGCATCGCCTTGAACCACGTTTCATAGCGATCCTCCGGCTCGTAATAATACGAGTGCGCCTCGGGATCGCCGGACACCTGGTGGCCGATCGCCGACTTGTGGAACATGTACATCTTGCACGCGGCCGTGCCCTTGCCGCTGAGGCCGTTGTGCGAGAGCCAGTTCACGCCCTGCCAGCGCAGCACGCGTGACGTCGGCATGTCCGGCATCGGCTTGTAGTCGACGTAATCGTGGCTCTTGAACTCGGCGATGCGCTGCATCTGCAGGAACGCCTTGACCGAGATTACGGCCCAGATTTCGCCGTCGTCGGCCGGCACGTCCGCCTCGAGCAGGAACGACAGCCAGTGATCGACGTTAGCCAGCGAGGAGAGCGCCGCCGCCTGGTTGGAGGCGCCGTTGGTCGACGCGGTGATGGCTGTCGATGAAGCGTCCATCGCGTCGATGATCACCTGGTCGATGGCGCGGTTGATCGAGCCGATGCCGCGCTTCGACATAGCCGCGCGCACGTTCGGATTGCCGCGGAATTCGTCGAAGCTGTCGATCGGGTATTTCTTGAAGTGCTCAAGCAGCGTGCCCGACACTTGGCTGAAGCCGAGCTGCGAGACGGGGATATTGCCGTTGCGGCCACGGACGTTGGCGACGTCGCCAGGATCCACCACATCCCATTTCACGGTGTCAGCGCGCACAACGCCGTCAGAGCGCACGGCCATCTTGAGCTTGGCCTGCGTGCGCTCGTAATCCATCTTGAATTCGTCTTGGTACTTGGTCCGAAACGTTGCGTCGAATGTGAACACGGCCATGCCGGTTTCTCCATAACGTTACGCGCATGCGCTCAGAGGCGCTGGTGCGCTTGTGTTGGTGGAGGCGATGCCGGCTGCGAACGGGTTGACCCTTAGCGGGCGCCGTCAGCGGCCTTTCGTTACGCGCGGCGCCGTTCAGCGAACGGGTTGACCGCGGGAGCGTTCGTGTGCGCCGATCGCCGTCAAAGGCGCGCACGGGCTCCGAGGGGTTGACGCACGTTTTACCGCGCGCGCCCTTGTTCTTCGCGGCGAGCAAGCCCGGCATTGATGCGGTCGAGCTCAGCCTGGATTTCCGGTGAAGCGTAAAGCTTCGTGTTGGTCTCGCGCAGCGCCATGATTTCGGCCTTGCGCTTGGCAGGATCGAAACCCTGGTTCTCACCCTTCATCTTCAGGAAGAACGGATCCTCCGCGAACTGGCGCCCGACCGTCGAGAACATGCGCAGGATCATCGGATGATCGCCGAGCTTGTGGCCGGTGGCGAGAGGGATACCGAGAAACTGGTCGAGCTCTTCATCCAGCTTGTCTGGCGATGACGGCACGAAAAACTGCTTCAAGCCCGCAACGGCCCACTGCACGTTCGCATCGTACTGGCCGCCCCACAGGTCCTTGAGCTGCGCCTCGGTTTCCACCGCCGCCTCCGCCGCGCGGTCCTCCGCCGCGTTCGCAGCGTTCATCGACTCGTCGAAATAGAACTGCGTGGCGATGTTCATCAGGTCCGGCGCGCGCGCGCCGCCGGCTAGCGCCTCATGCAGCTTGGCTTGCAGCCGCCCGACGATCGCTTTGTCGCCGTCGCTGATCTGGTAGCCAGCCGGCGGCGCGGCCGTGATCTCGTAGGCGTCCGGCTTCTCGGCCAGCCCGATCGCCTTGGCCCACTCGGCCTTGTCGGCGTCGGTGGCGTTCTCGCCGGGGATCTTCACCCGACCCGATTCGTTGATCCGCTTGTCGGCCTCGCGCCAAGACTTGCGCGCCGTCGGCAGGTCAGGAAAGCGCTCGAGATACTTGATCTCGTCGGCGTCCTCGCCGGCCATCGCCTTGCGCCAGTCGAATTCTGGTGGCTTAGCGGTGAGGCGCTCGAACAACTGGTCGGGCGAAGCAATGCTTTCCAGCAATTGCGCGCGGGTCTGGTCGCCGCCGGCAAGCGCGGCGCGCTGGGTGCTCCAGGCGTCATTGGGCGGAGCGGGCGGGGAATTAGGTGTTGGCTCAGGCATGCCTCAGGCTATCGCCTCAGGCGGCTGAACCACGCGCGAACGCGCCGTATCCGCTGGCCTGAAGCCACGCCACAAACGCTTTTTCCTTCAGATGCTCGCGAAACTGCGCCTCGGACATGGACGCGCCGTCGCGGTAAAAAGCGAGGTACGCCGCGAACCGCTGAGCATCATCTACGGAAATGGCGCGACTGGGGAGAGAAACCACTGGCACTGTGCGCAGGGTAGTCAATTCGTCAGGCGCCGTAAAGGGTCTCGACTAGGTAGTGCGAGAGTGTGATGGTCTCGCCGCTATCCGCCAGTTGCGCTGTGATCGCGATTTCTGTCGCGGCGGTGGTGTCGATTGCCGCCGTGCTTGCCGCGTTGGCGTTCGTTCCCCAGCCGCCGGCGCTGACTGCTGCTTGGAAGGCGTTCTGCGAATTGGTGGCGTTGAGATTATGAATCTCAACTTGGTCGCGGAAAACAACGGTCGTCGTGAGGTTCGGATTGCGCAGCGCCGTTCCGCCGGCTCCAGCGCCCGATGCGCCGAAACGAACGCGCGGCGTCTTGTTGTTCGCCGAGTTGGTGATTGCGCTCCAAAACGTGGTGACCCGGATAATCCCGTTGGGTCCAAGGGCGTTCGCTGGAATCGCCACGGTGGCAAGCACCGTTTCGCTGGTCGTGCCGGTGTGCGCGGCGACTGTGCCTTTGCCGCGGATGACCCAGCCGGCCGTGATCTCAATCCAGTCCGTGCCTTTGGTGTGGCCAGTGCCCGTTGTGATGCGCTGCCAGCCGAGCGGCCCGCCGCCGGCCGCGGTCGGACTTGTGTTGCGCACAAACCAGCCCGCGTGATACCAGCCGCTTGATGGTTGAGCGCTGGCCTCGCGCACCATTACCGAGCTGATTTCGTTGTACGTGCCCGAGGTCGGGTCCTGATCCGCTATAAGGTAGCGGAAGTCATAGTCGACCGGAATATTGCCAATGCCCTTGTTGCCGGTGTTAAAGCCCGTGGCGGCTGGCGTTGCGGCGATCGCCTCATTGCGCTCGATAACGCACTTCGTCGGTGTGTCGCTCTTAATCAAGCGGCAAACATTGGAAAACTTGTTGTGCTTAACGATGACACCTTCTGCTGCATCAATGTCGATACCGGTCGGGTCGCCGTCAGCGTCGTAAGAACCATCTATGTTAGAGTTCGACGCCACACGGTAGAAATCGCCGTCGATGATATTGCCTTGAATGATCAAACCTACGTGCTTGGCGTCTGCGCCGTCGATATTGACGCCCTTGCTGGTGAAGTCGTGCAGTTGATTGTTTGTAACCTGCATATTGCGCACGCCGAGTTCGTCGGCGCTTGATTCAGGCAGCGCGATGGCGATCGTGGTATGCTCGACGATGTTATCTGAGATAATCGCGCCGTGAAAAGCATCAGCGCCGCGCAAATGAATACCATTCGTTGGACGCTGATCGGTGTCGTCCATGGCTGGATCATAAGCGACGCCAGATGCCAGCTTCGTTCCGTAGCCCCAGTCACTAAAATTGGCGGCATTCGGCAAAGTACGCCGACAAGTGTTGCTCGTGATGACAATACCGGACGATGGCGGCAGTGCGTAGGCGCTGTCGCTTTCGTCAGCCTGATACCAATCCCACGGCTTGACGATGGCGCCGCTCGTGGAGTTGTAACGCATCGGCTTGATGCTGTTGGTCGCCGTCGCGCCGCGCGGCGTATGGCCACGCACGCAGATGTAGGATGTCGCCGTCTGCGGTGTAGCGCTATCCACAAAGATCGTGTCGGTAATGATGTTGCCGGACACCGCCACGTCGTGCACGGGATTGACGCCCTCGCTGCCTTCCGCAACCGGAATGGCGTGAATGAGGAGGCCCCAAACGTTCGTCAGATGCAGCACGTTGTTGCAAACGCGCACTTTCTTGCCACCAAGCACTTTTACTGCGCCTGCATTGACGACAATGTTGCTGCCAACGATTAGGCGCTCACGAATCGGTACGGCCGCAGCAAGATCCGCTTCGATCTGGTAGTCTGCGGTATGAAACGCAATCGCATCGTCGCCAGTGCGTTTGATCGTATTGCCGGTCGCGATGATATCAGGTGTGTCGCGGCAACGTAGACCGTCGCGACCAATATCCTCCAGATAGCAATCGATCACTGAGAACGACAGCAGCGAGTGGAAGTCCATCGCCGCGCCGGCGAGATCGTAGAACTTGCAATGCCGGATCGAGACGTTGCCGTAGAAATCCAGATAAAGCGGGTTGCCGAAAGTGTTGCGCGCGTACTGAGAGAGCGTGCCTCGGAACTGGATGTTCTCGAAGCTCAAGTCGCCCTTGCGCGTTGTCGTGGTCTTGGAGAACAGGTAGTATTTGACGCTCGTGCTGGGGCCTTCATAGAAGGAAAGGATCGTGCTCTCGCGCGATTGGCCCACGAACGAGATGCCGCCCGCGCCCGGATCGAGCGAGGTCGAAGAGACGCTGAAGAAATAGTCCCCATCGGGAATGAACACGGTCTTGAAGGCGGACGCGTCCAGCGCTTCATCGATTGCGGCCTGGAACGCGGCGCGGTTGTCGGTGCCGTAGATGTATTTGCAGTTCGAGGCCACCGTGGTCGACGGCGCCGCTGTCAGCTCAATCGACGTGCTCGAATTGATGCTCGCAATCGTGGTGATGAGCGAAATGCCGGCCGCGCCCGCGCCATGCACGACGATGGGCTTGCCCACGTCGGCTGCAGTCCAGGCCGCACTTGCATCGGCGAAAGTCGCGTCGCTCGCAGTGGCGGCGCCAGTTGCGCCGCGCGTACAGTCTGGCACTGCGCCATAATCAAGAACGTTGCAGTATTCGGCGAACCGCTCCGCCAATGTCCGCGCCACCGTAGAACCAGCAGCGGTGGCTTTTCGCGCGCTGATGATTGCTGCGATGTCCGGGTCAGTGGGATCACTGCTATCGGATCTCAGGAAACCAGCGACGCCCAGCGGCTTAGCAAAGCCCATCGCTAGCTCCGAGCGCTAAGGTGAACAAGCAAGTTGGCGTCAAGCGGGGTTGACGCCGCCACCTTAAGCCGCCCACTGCACGGCAAAGCGATCTCCGAGCAATAGCCGTAGGCGATGCCGGACCCATCGCGCACCAGCTGCAACTGGCTGATGCTGATTTCGTCGCACGGAAAATAGGTGTCGGATTCGTTCGGCTTGAAGAACAGCGTGAGATAGCCGGTCGTCATGGTCCCGCTCACGCAGATGACGCCGCTTGCGCCGGCAGCGATGTCCACTGGCCCCACCACTTCACCAGCAGCATTAATCGTTCCTTCAGCCACGCTTTGCTCCAGACAACAACGCGATCATGCGCGGTAATACACTTCGACCATGTAGTCGAGCAGCGTGAGTGAATCGGCGCCGTTCTCGAGCTGGCCGGTGAAAATCACGTCTGTCGCGGCGGTGGTGTCGATTGCAGATGTGCCGTGCGCAGAGGCATTGGTCCCGAATCCGCCGCCATTAGAGCCGGGCTGAAAGAATGCCTGCGAATTGGCCGCATTAAGGTTGGCGATGACGCTTTGGTCGCGAAACACCGCCGTCGTCGTCAGCGCAGTGCCGCCCTTGACGAGAGTGGCGCTGCCGATCGCCACTCCGGTTGCGCCAAACTTGAGCCGCGGGAACTTGTCGTCTGCACCGTTCGTATAGCCCCACATATGCGTGACGCGTATTCGGCCGTTTGCGCCCATCGCGCCAGCTTCCACCACGACCCGCGCCAGCTCTGTCTCCGACGTCGACCCGGTGAGCGCCGCTACAGTTCCAGCAGCAAGCACACGCCAAGTGCCCAGCGCTTCCAGCATCGCTTTCGACGTCGCCAGAAACAGCCCGCTTGCCTTCTTGTACCAGAGGCACAACCAATTGCCGGATCCGAGCGACACGAACTCCGCCGTGTCGTCAGCGGCCGTCGTGATGTTGGCTGAAGCAGGCAGGATGAGTGAGGTAGCGTTGTGTGTCAGCGTCAACGCAGCGGCGAAGCGCACCAAGCGGCGAATGCCGGTACCGATCGTGCCAAGCCCGGTGATCGTCGTCGTGCCCGTGATACGAACCTTGTTCGAAGCGACGGCGCCGATTGCGGTCGTGGTCGCCGACGCCACGTCCGTAAACGGCATCGCATCGTCGAGTACGTCCTGGGCGCCAGGCAAAGTCGTGGCTTGCACGAACGGCACCAACGCAGCAGATGGCGCGCCAGATGACGGGTCAGCGGGGCTGCCTACGTCGGAGCTGGAAAACCCCGGCACACTGATCGGACGGGCAAACCCCATGTTCAGTCTCCCGGCATAACAGCGCGCAGATAGGCCGTCAGCGTACCGACAAACGCATCATCGGTGCGCAGCCGCACGATGCCGCCGCCGGGGATTTCAATCTCGGTGGCGTAGCCATAGTCGGTGCCGTTGTTGGCGGCGATCTGCTGCAGCTTGGCGACGGTGATGTCATCGCACGGATACCACGTCGTCGAGCCGGGAAACTGATACTCGACCACCACGCGGCCCGCTGTCATCGTGCCTGTGACTGCAACCACGGCCGATTTCGTGGTGGCCGTTGTCGGGCCAACAATGTCGTCAGCGGCGGCCAGCGCGCCTTCCGGGCATGGTGTCGTGGTCATGTGTGCATCAACCTCATAACGCTCACGTAAAGTTACCTATCCCAATGACCGACACGTCAGCGCCAGTCGTGATTTTCCATGCGCCGGAGACGCTCTTCATGTTGAGCGGCACGTAGATCGACCGCAGTTCGGTCAGACTGGATGCGCCGCCTGCGAAAATCGTCATGCTGATGGCGTTGTCGAGTAGCGTCATATCCTTGACGTAAGCTTCGCCCTTGTTGTTGCCGCGCTGGGCGAGCATGTCGCCATCGGTCGTGGTCAACGAGCCGGCGCGCGCATCTTCGCGCACCAGCATGACCGGATTGCCGGACGCGTTCGCGGGCGCCGCCGCATCCTCGGTGTAGGAGGCCGCCGCGCCGGCTGGCGTGTACTCCCCCACTGGAATCGGGTTGGTCGCCGAAACAGGCTGCGCCACGCCGTTTGCGTCGCGAATGAAGATCTCAACCTGCGACACGTTCGCTGCCTTCTTCCATCTTTGGAAAACTCATGATCACCACGTCGGCGATCGCGCCCATGGCTATACCCACCGCCAGCGAACCCGCCCTGAACGCGGTTGCATGCGAGGATTCGCCCGTGAACGGCACCGAGCCCACGCCGCAGAGTTCGGCCATGATGTACGCCACCGCGGCCCGCTGCTGGCCCTCCGAAGCGGTCCCGCGCATCAAGGCGCGCAGCGCCGCAGTCTCGTCGGTCGACGGCATGCGCGCCCCCATCGCTCGCAGCTGCGCCGTCAGCCGATCCATGGGCTTCGCCGGCGCCCGCCGCCGCGGCTTGTGCGGATCGGTCGCTTTCGGCGCCTCAGACATGCCCCGCGCCCCAGATCTCCGCGAACAGGAAGAAGATCAGCACCAGCAACACCGTCAGCAGGACGTTCAGCAGCGTGTCGAAGGCGTCTGGGATACGCATCTAACCGCCCCCAGCCATCGCTGCGGAGATCGGGTCCAGTACCGGGCCCGCGCCGCCGGCGCCAGTAGGCGTCGTCCCCTTGCCTTTTCCAGCGCCAACGGCCTCACCCGCAGCCTGCGCCGCCATCTCAGCTGCCTGTGCGATCATCATCTGCTGCTGCTTCTGCTCGCGCATCGCCGCCACGTCCTCGGTCTTGCGAATCGCCTTCGCCGGCAGGATCGCCTTCAGCGCCTCGCCGTCCATCTCATCCTGGTCGACCAGATCGACGATCCCCGCGTTTAGCGCCAAGCGCGACTGCATGTAGCCGTTCGCCTCGATCGCCTTCTCCAGCTTGCGACGGCGATGCGCCTCCGACAGCGGGGTTTCAAATTCGAACTTGATCTCTGCTGACCCGTAAGCGCCCATCAGCTCCTCAGGCGGCTCAGCGAACCCGCCCCAGCGTCCGTACTCCGGCCCCGCTGGGCCATCTGCATCCATGATGCGTTCGAACACGCCTTCCATCAGCTGCGAATTCTCTTGCTCCATCGGCTCGTACACGGGCGCCGCTTCCGCGATGTACTGGTCCCAGATCTTCGACGCTTCGTAAGCGGTCATCTTCTTAGTGACCTGGGGAAAGCGAATCATGTTCTGCAGGAACGCTCGCGCCAGAAACGCGCGCCGCTCAGCCGCAAACTCCATCCCGAAATCTGGGCGCCCCACCTCGAGCGCTTCGATGGGCTTGCGTGAGCCGTACTCCAGCGTCGGATCGTAGAACGTGATGCCGTTGGCGCGGATCTGCACTTCGCCAACAATGCCGTCGTCTGGCGCCAACAGTGGCGGGTTAACCAGTTTCTCCAGACTTTCGATGACACTGAGCTGCGCTTGGTTCAGCATTCGCGCTGTCGCCAGCGCCACGCTCGTGCACGGGCTGCGTCCGAACGGCTCGCCGCTCACCGTCGACCAGCGCCGCACCAGATAGGGCCAGGTACGGAAGAACGGCACCGCGCCGCTCTTGGTCTTGAGCTCCGCTTTGCAATCGTGCGCGATGTACATCACCACAAACCGCGCCATGCGCGGCACGCGGCGGCCCTCACCGTTGGCGCCCGCCTTGCCGCCGCCATCCGCCTGATAATACTCCACCGGATAGACGCAGCGCCGCACCTCAACTTCGGTGTTCACGTCCTTCTGGTAACGCTCCATCCACTCCTTCGGGATCACAAACCCGAGCTGGTCGATCTGCGCCATGGTGCGGCGCATACGCTCATGCATGACGTCGATCACGCCGTCGCTGTTCTCTTCCCACGCGCAATCGCGGGGATGCAGACATTCGAACACCAGTCCCGTGCGCTCACGGTTGTAAGTGTGCGTCATGATCGAAGTGCCGAACGCCACGTAATCGTTGTCGGATTGCGAAAACGCCTTGGTGAAGTTCGTGCCAGCCGCATACATCACGTCACGCATCGTCTCGGTGGCTTCTTCGCACCAGATGCGGACGTTCTCGCTCTTGTTCAGGTGACGCGGATACGCTTTCGCCTTGAACCAATCCGAACCGCGCGGGCGCATCTGCGCGCCGATCTGATTGGCCAAGTCGCGCCGCAACAGCATCGGTTCTTCGTCGAAGATGTCCCAATAGCGCTCGTCGCCCGGCGTCGTTTGCACCGTGAAGTCCGCACGCTCGGGATAGAACAGTTCCGCGATCGCTTGACATAGGTGCAGCCAATTGCCTTGCCGCGTGAACGCGCGATCGCCGCGCTCGATCAGCTCCGCAGGGCTCCATTTGCGCGACTCTCCCGCGCCTGAGGCTCGCCGTATCACGCCGCCGCGTGTGTCGTAGGCCACAGGCTCAGCCTCGCCCGATCGTCGTCGCCCGCGTCGGCGTCGGCGATTGGTCTCCGCTCCGGCCGCTCAGCAGCGTGCGCGAGCGTCCGCGATTTTTCAGCAGCTTCTTCAGTTCTTCCGCTTGGCGCCGGCGCACCGCTGCGTCAGTCAGGTCAGGCAAAGGAACCGTACCTTCAGGCGTCTCCACTGGCGCTGGTTTGCGCCCTGCCCAATACTTTTTATCCAAGCGATCCGACGGGCTCAATTTGCTGCGAATGCCGAGCAATCGGTGCGGGCGCAAGATGTTGATCGGATTGCTGTCCGCCTGGCCAAAACTCCAGCCCATCGTTCTTTCCTCAGGATCGCGGACGCCTCCCCGAAGGGGAATACTTCGCCTTCGCACTCCCATAGCCCGCCTGAATGCCAGGGGAACGTGCGCCGCGTCGCTTGTCCCGGCGCATGCTGCGGCGCTCGTGACGTTGGTCCGCGTCCGGCTCAGCCCACGCGTAAATGATTGCCTCGCCCACATCCGGCGACCGCCCCAGCCGCTTCACGATCTCGCGCTTCTCTTCCACCTGGATCACCCGCGTTTCGCCCAGCGGGCGCTTTAACCTGTGGCAGGCCAGTTCCGCCACCACATCGCGCCCAGGCGGCAAGCAGATCGCGTCGCCTCGCTCCGGGTCCAGCGCCTCCATGAAGCGCCATATCCATTCCGCCCGCTTGTTCTTGAACGAGAACTTGCGATCCCGACACATCGCCGTCGACGTCATCCCCCCCAGCATGTCGAGCGCATCGAAATCATTGCTCTGGAGATGTTCGACGATACCTTTGCCGTAGCCGCCGCCGACGTCGACCTTGACACGCGGCGCACCGCGTATCGCGGCCACCACGGCCGCTGCACCTTCGCGCGGCCCGCTGATCTCTGCGCCGTCTCGAATAATGGGAGGCGCAAAGAACGTGTGATGCAACGGCGCTATCACGAAACGGTCGTTCTTACGCGCCGACTGACTGGCGCCGTCCGCTTCGCTAAGCACCATCGCCACGTCGACCCCGACGTCCGTCATCGGCCCATGGTCTTTGTGCTCGCTCTTGCGCCAGCGCTCCTGCGCCGCGAGAATCCATTCGGTCGGAATGATCTGCAACGCATCATCCGCAAGCGAGGCGCTGAACTTGCCCATCAGCGCGTCTTGCAAATGCTTAGGCATCTGCGCGACCTGGCTCTGATAGTCCGAATCCAGCAGGTCGGGATTGTCACTCACCGATGCCGGGATAAACGTCCGCGACTTCGGCCGCACGATCAGCTCGTTGCCGCGCCCATCGACGATCGTGCGTGTGAAATCCGCCGGCACCTCTTGGTCGCGCCCGTCAATCTCCATGAACCAGCGCAACTCGCCAGGCTCAGCCGGATTAGGGTGACGATCGTCCAACCACGGGCCGAACCATTCGAATATCCACAGGCCATCCGGCGTCAGCGGCGGATTGGACGCCAGCACCGTGCGGCAGCGCTGCGTCGCCGGCACACCGGACGCAGGCCGATTCCACGCAATGATGAACTTCACCAGATGCTCAAGGAACTGCACCGCCTCATCGAAGCCGAAGAGGTCGGCTGCTCGCCCCTGGTAGGCTGCCGCCTCGGTTTCGTTCTCAAAGGCGCCGAACTCAATCTTACGGCTAACTGCTGAACTCGGCACCGCCCACACATGCTTGTGGTGAATGTGCTGCACGCCAAGAATCTGCGCGAGCGCCGGCCCCATGCCGCCTTCACCGTCAATGTCTTTGAACTGACGCCGGAACAGACGTGAGACGCGGTGCTCGTTGACAGCGAGCCCCGTCAGCAAGTGCGATTTGCCCCCGCCGGCGCCACCGCCATAGTAGAGCAAATCGGCCAGCGAATAGTAGGCATCGGTCTGCGGGCCAGGGTTCGGTATCCACCGCATGTTCGCTGTCTGCGCCAGCGCGAGACGCTCGAGCTCCGCGCGCGCCGCCGGCGCCATATCACCAAGCGCCGCTTCGATCTCTTCGATGAGCGAGGCCATCTAACGGCCCTCTCGCTCTTTCTGCTCGCGAGCGTTCCGCAGCAACAGCGCCACCCGTCGCGCCGCTTCACGCCGATCCAGCATCGGCGCGTCCGCCTCGCCATTGACGCCAGCTAGTTTAGCAAGCAGTTCCGCCACGCCATCCGGCTGCGACAGCCCCATGAACTTGCCGAGATCGACCAGCGCAGAGCGCTTGTCGTACATCTTGATCTTCATCTTGCCTTCGGCGTCGGCGCTGATCTCCTGAATAGCCGCCAATGTGTCGGGGTCGATTGCATCCGAGTCCGCGATGGTGGGCTTGCCATCCTGCCAAGTCACGGCATGCGCAATGTTGGAGAACGCCAGCCGCGCCAGCTCAATGATCACTGATTCCTGGTTCAGCTCGATTTTCTTGATCAGCGCCGCGCGGCGACGCGCCACTTCGACCGGCAGATGCGGATGCTTGCGCTTTAAATTGCCAGCTGCCCAACGGGCGTGGTTCGGGTGATAGCCAGCCCGGCGCGCAGCCTCAGCAGCGCTGCCGCACGTTACCCACTCTTCAACAAAACGCTGGATACGCTGCGCTTGCGCTATGTCGCGCGGCCGGTTTGACTTCGGCGGCACAGCCCACTTGGTCTTAGCCACATCCTTGTGCGGCGGTAGCGGTGGCGGTCGGTTAGCCACACTGCGATCCGCTTTCTTTACGGTGCGAAGCGCCGCCTTCCGGCGGAGATTGGATCACCTCCTCTCGGTTGTCGTCAGGCCCGCTCGCCGAAGTCATACGAACAGCACCCACGCCAGCAGGAACACCGCTCCGATGCCGATCCTGACCGCCATCGTCCGCACATGTTCGCGGCGGCGGCGCTCATCGTAGGCTTTCATGGTCGGGTTCATTACGGCTGTACCCCATGCGGCAGCCGGAAGCCGCTGGCGTTGCGATGGCCGCCACCGCCGTAGGCTTTGGCGATCATGGACACGTCCAAGCCTTCATCGGTTGAGCGGAGCGAGAACACGCGACCCTCGGGCGTATCCCAATAGCAGGCGGCGAACGGCTCGCCCGTCGCCATCAGATGGCCCGCGTCGCTCGTGAGTGTGTAGGGCAAGGAGGCAGCCCAGACCTCATGGCCGCCGATGACCATGCGGCGCTTCAGCGCCTGCGTCAGCTCGCGCACGTCCTTGTGGTGCTTCTTCTCAATCGCTGCGCCCATGCGAACCACGGCATCGGTCTCGTCATCGATCAAGTTTGCGAGCGTGCTCCACGTGCCAAAGTCGTATTCGTGCGCGAAGATGTAGGCGTTGACCTCGCGACTGAACGGCAGAGCGAAACGCCACAGATCGCGGTCCTCTGCATACTTGACCAGCTTTGGGCGAGTGTCTGCGCCGTGAAAGAAATCCCAGGCGATGCCCGCGCCGCTGCGGTTCATGTCGAACAGGCAGTAAACGCTATCGATCGCGCCTTCCATGATGTCTTGCGCCGCATTGTCGAGGTGGCGTTCCCATGTAAGCGGGCCGGTCCAATCCGCAATCTGAGTGCAGAAATTTCCCTCGCGTGTTCCCAGATCGTCAGCCGCGCTTTTGTGGTGATCGAGCACGAGAACGGAACGCGCTTTCCCTGCGCCGTGGCCGCGCATAGCTCGCATCACTTCGCGCTTATAGGAGAAGTCCACAAGCACCACGTCGCGCCCGGCAACGTCTGGCGCCGGGTTCTGATAGACACCAGCGTGATAGTCGAACGTGTCACCGAAGCGCTTCCAGACTGCCCACGCGGCAGTGAAGCCGTCGGCGCAATTGCCGTGATAGATACAAAGTGGCTTGTTCATGGATGTTTCCTCACGTCCGCCGCGGACGCACGCAGCAGGCTGCGACTAGGGCGCGGCCTAGCCGCCTCCTCGGCGCAGTCGATGATCTTCTCCGCAAACGCGATCGCCAGCGCAGGGTCCATGTTGAACCACTGCACCATCGTGTTGAAGCGGACGATCACGCGGCCGTCCTTGGCGCCAACCCCGAATTCAAGCTCTTCGGGATTGTCGCCAAGGTGCACCGGGGACAACGGCGCATCCGCGTTGTCGGGGTCGTTATGGTTCATGCTTCCACCAATACGTCTTCCGGTGGACAGACATGACACAGCATCGGCGGCTGCCTTTGTGTGAGTAAGTCCACCATCACACCTCCGCCAGCATTAAGCGCTTCTAGCTGTTCGGCACTCGGACGCCAAACCGAGCGAAAACCCATCAAGTTTCCTTGATCATCGCGAAGGAAGCGCACTGGCAAACCAACGATCTCGCCGACTGGACAGGTCTCTGGATCAAGATCGCGCGGCGCTTCCAGCACGCGATCTTGTCCTCTAAAGTGGCACGGGGTCATTGGCCTAATACTTCTTGCCGCCCTTCGCGGGCGCCTTCTTCGCGACCGTCTTCCGCGGCGCCGTGCCCTTCGGCGTCGGCCCGCCCGGCGCCATCGCGCGTGATTTCGTCGCCATGCTGTTCTCCTTTTCCAAAACTGCGAGTGCTTCTTTAAGCAACTCATGACTTGGCGTGAAAACCTTAGTTCCTCCGTTGTGGCGGCGTTCCTGGCTCCACGCCGCACCTGCGAATCCCAGCGCGCAACTGCGCCTCCGTGCAGCCGCCGCGCGCCGCCTCGACGTTGGCCCGGTACTCTTCGTCTGGCGCACGCGTCGCCGGCGCTGGCGGCAGCGTCTCCGAAACTGGAGGCACCGTGCGCCCCAGCACGCGATCGGTGATCGCAGCGGCCGTGTAAGCGCCGCGGTCCAGCATCGACATGGCGCCGAACGACCCGATCGCCAGCCCTATCAGCACGCCGATCGCGACCAGCGCGCCGTCGCGATATCGACCAGCGAGGCGCAGCCCCTCGTGCTTGCCCTTAGCGTGGCCCTCATCGTGGATGCGTTTGCGCTCCGCTTCCGCGCGCGCCGCAGCAACAGCCAAACGGTCAGGTGTGATCACTTGTCCACTCGTGGGACGGATCGCAGGAGGCTGGCCCATGCTCGCCACTATGCGCCCCGCGCGTGAACGGGTCGCGAACCATTGACTGCGCCGGCATGGCTCTCCCGCCACGTCTCCACCACCGAGCGCCGCGGTGCGCCACACCGATCCGCCAACCACACGGCTGCGCTGTCCGTGAGCCGCCGCGAGCCCTTCAGTTCGCCCACCTCGGACGGCGCAGGCCAGCCAGCCGCCTTGAACCGCGCGGCGAGATCACAGGCGTGCTTCGTCACTAAATCGAAGTTCGCGCCGTTGCGCGCGCCATAGCCCAGCTTGTCGCAAGCGTCGTCATAAAGCTGAAGCAGCGCTGGCCCACGCACGTAGCGCGGCCACGCTTCAATCAGGATCGCCAGCAGGATCGCGCAGCGGAGCGGAACACTGAGATCCGACGCCAGCCGCTCACACAGATGCGTACCGGACAGGCGCTGCAATTCCGCCTCGAGCTCACGCACCCTGGCCACCGCAGCCTCATCCGCCCCGTTCAGCGACACCAGTCGCACGATCCGGGGCGCGTTCCTTTTTTGGAAACTCAAAAGCTTCCGCACGTTGGTGTGGGAGCAGCCGAGGTAGGCCCCGGTCGCCCGAATCGACCAGTTGAGCTGCGTCGTCAGCGCATGCGCCGCCTCGGCTCGAGCGATCAGCGCGAAGCGGTCCCACTTGGCGCAGAGTACCGTCGCCACCGGCAGCGCGTGCTTGTCGGCGATCTGCTCTACGAGAGCCGCGGCGCGCGCTTTGCTGACGATGGTGCGGCGGGGTCCCGATGGCGTGTGGTCGGTGGCGTTGATGGCGAAGCTCACTTCCGCACCCGCCCATCGAACGCCGCAGGCTTCGCCGCCTGCACCAGAGGCAGCCGCGCGCGCGGATCGCCGCTTAAGCCGCCGGCGAGATGCACAACCGCACTCGCACCCACTGCACCGCCTAGCAGTTGCCGCTTCTCTTGCTTCGCCACTTTCGTGCTCCCCACTCGCCCTGCCGTGTGTTACATTCCGCCCATGTGGACCCTAGTGCTCGTGTTCGTGTTCGAAGATCCGACGTGGCCCGCCGGCCAGCCGGCGCCGACACTCGAGATCGTGCGCGACGTCGCTTCGTTCGAGAAGTGCATAACCGAACGCGATTGGTGGCTTGCGAACGGTGATGCAGAGCCAGAAGGCTTTGATCCGCGCTGGGCGAACCTGCTGGTGAGCTGTGAGCCGCGCAACGTCACGGTTGCCTCGCTTCCCTAGTCGGCCACAGCACGCGCCGAAACCCCCGCGTCTGCAACTCCACCACTTCCCGCGCCGTACGCGCCACACCTTGCTTGGTGTAGAACACGTTGCGATTGGCCTGCGCCGCTTCGCGCCCGACAATCGACGCCGCCGACACCGAGCGCCCTTGCGTCTCGCGCGAGGCAGCACGGATGAGGTCAGCCGCTGTATCTTCGCCCAGGAAATGCGCGAGATAGACTTCGCCTTCGCGCACGTTGCGCCCAAGCCGCGCGCGCAGCCCTGCTGCGTTCTCTTCGGCGTAGTGCGCCGTCATCAGCGCTGCCCACTCAGGGTTCTCCCGCAGCGCCAAAATCTCCTCACGCGCCTGCGCATCGTCGACGCCGTAGCGGCGCGAACGGCCAGAGCCGGTCTTGACGATCTTCGCGGCGAGATCGCCAGCGCCGTAGCGCGGCCCGTAGCGGCGTATCAGGTCAAGCCAGGTCGCTTCGATGAACTGCCCGAGACCTGTGGCCGTGCTCGTCGCCGCCCGTGCATTGGGATCGCCGCCGCTCTCCTGCCCGACCAGATGCTGCAGGAACTCCCGCGGCACGCCCACGGCGGCGGCGGCCGTGTCGATCGGCGGCGGACTGGTGACGCCGCCAGGCCCGATCGGAAACGCAGGCGCTGGCGGTCGTAACGCAGCCGGCAATTGCGGCGCACGGGTCGTGCCGCGGGAAGCGCGCGCCGCATCGGCGCTAAATGCCTGCGAAGCGGCCCTGTCCGCCGCGCTGAGACGTTCCAAGCCGCCGGGACGGATCAGTGCGCCTGGCCCCATCACAAGGCGCTGGCGGGCCGCTGCGGGCGATGGCGGGGTCGGCGGATACGCAACGCCAGCTTGGCGCCCACGGGCCGAACTCTGGCGGTTGCGGTTGTGCCGGAACGGATCGAACAGCGTGTCGTAGAGGTCGGAGATGCGGGTCATCAGCTGATGATTCCCTGGTCCTTAAGAGTGTTCACAGCAGCAAGCATTAACGAGATGGCCACGCACACACCGAGCGCGGCGAGGCCGATGTAGCTGGCGAGTGCAAGCGCGGCGGAAGCGACGGCGCGGACAAACATCACGGCAACAGCCCTCCGATCCGCGCGCCTTCGCGCAGCACCAGGTAAATCAGTCCGAGCGCAGCGCCGAGCGCCACGAACACAGCGATGTTGCCGAGCACGCGCAGCCAGAAGTGGCGCGAGTGCTCACGCATCGCAGTTCACGTACTGCGCCGCGCCCATGCGCTTGCCGATGGTGTTGGAGGGGTTGGAAGCGGCGATGGCGTTGGCGAAAGCGGCTTGCTCAGCGCGCGGTTCGATGCGGCGCTGCTTGCGCGGCGCGCAGCCAGGGCAGTCGCAGTTCTGCCTCGCAGAGGCCTCCCTAACCTTGCTCGCGTCCACCACAAACCTTCGAGGCGGCTCACACATAGCCGCACTCACCACCGGTCTCATCACCAAGTCTTGGTAGTCCTGCAGTTCGCGGTGTGCAGCAACAACACGTTCGCGGTTGTGCACCATGTCGTACTCGATACGTGCACGCACCACATCTGCCGGTTCGTCATAAGCTTTGCGCCAGCCGTATTGTTGTTCGATGGCGCAACTGCGCCCTACGATCATATCCACTGCGCGCTTGTGTATCTGATCGACGACCCGTGGCCCGGCTTCGTCGAAGATAAACGCACCAGGCCGAATGCTCTTGGGCTCGATCACGATGTTCGGGTTGCTCACGACCATCAGCGGCGGATTGGACGCACGCTCCAAGCGCTCTAGCTCCGCGCGACGCGCGATGTTGCGCAACCCTTCGTTCAGCTGCTCAAGCGCTTCGGTAGCTGTCACAGCGGCTCCTCCGCTGCGCGCTCGAGCGCTTCCTGCGCCATCTCATGCGCTGCCGGATCGATCAGCGCCGCCTCATCCTCCAGCGCGCCGCCGTTCTGCGCGACGAACGCCTCGCGCTCCGCGCGCTTCTCCGCGTAGTACGCGCGCATCTCGTCGAGGTCAGGCGGCGACGCCGCTGCGATGGCGTTGGTGAGCGATGGCGCTTTCGATGTGATGAGGTCGCGCGCCAGCTGTTCGATAGCCTGCGCATGCACTTCGGCGCGCCCGATCAGCTCGCCGCGCGTCGCAGCAAGCTCCGCTTTGATTGCTGCGATCTGTGCACCGTCACCACGCACGGCATCCGAGTCAACCAGCGCATCGATGCGCACAACCTGCTCGCCGAGTTGATCCGTTGATCGCTTGCTTGCTCGCTCCAGCTCGTCGATCCGCTCGAATGCCAGCGCAACATCGTCGGCGCGCGCCGCCTTCAGCTCTCCAACCGCAGCGGCGACGCGATCAATCCGGTTCGAGAACTCCACCGCGTTCCGCGTCAGCACGTCCTGCGTCGTCGCGATCAGCGTTTGCAGCTCCTTGGTGCGCGCATCCAGCGTGTCGATCGCTTGCGCAAAGCGCGTGTTCTGCTCGCTGCGGTCGCGGCCCTCGAGGTCCGCCAGGCGCTTTAGCCCGCGCACATCGGCGTTAAGGTTCTCCCACTCCTCGCGGGAGACGATCACCACGTTGTCGCTGCGTTTGCCGAAACCGAACATGCTTCTCGCCCCTGGTTTGTCGCCCATAGCTGCTTAGCGAAGTTCCGCCGGACCCGCAGCCACCGCAGGCGGGAGGCCATCCGAACGCCGCAGGGTCCGGCGGTTGAACCGCGTCGAGGGCGAACTGCGACGGCGCTTCGGTTCGCATGGGAACGTTTCGCGCGCTGCGTCGCAACCGGAATTTATCAGCCTGTCGAGGGTGGCGCTTTGGATTGTCCCGAAGGGACAACGATGCGCGGGTGCGCGGACGCCAGAAACGGGGCTGCCGCGCCCAATGGCGTCGGGGAACGCCGGGTACAGGCGAGGAACCCCATGTCCCGTAAGCCTAGTACCCTTAGTACCCTGTGTACCTGATGGGTATTGTATATGTGAGGGTGATTTTGATTCCATAATGTTGACCCCCCCCGACTTACCGCGGAACGCGGGGAACGGGGAACGTGGATAGTATGCACCGGTACCCTATGGCGGCGGGGTACGGCGGGGTACTTTTAGGTATTAGCGATATTGATTTGACGATAGGCTAAAACGCGACATAGATGAGTGTATGCGCGCGTTGGAACCTGACGAATCGGTGAAAAATGGGCCTTGGTTTAAGCAATGGCTTGAGTTGCGCCGGTTCACGGACGTCGAAATCGCTGACCGGCTCGGTGTGACCACGGCGACAATTTGGAACTACAAGCGCTCTAACGAGCCATTGAAGCATTCGATTCTGTTGGCGCTCGATGCGATCGACGCAGCCGATTTACAGGAGCGGCTGGCGTATCGGTCACGGCTGATGGGAGATCCTCCGCCGGCTGGCGGTGGCGCAAACGGCGGCGCCAACGGTAGCGGCAGGGGGGGCTAGATGACGCGGCTAGCTGCTGCCGCCGCGGCCTATGCGCGGCGCGGGATGAAGATTTTTCCCCTGAGGCCGCGCGGAAAGACACCGCTCACCCCTCATGGTTTCAAGGACGCAACCACCGATCTTGAGGCGATCGCGTCCTGGTGGCGAAAATATCCAGACGCCAACATTGGTTTGGTGACAGGGCCGGAATCTGGGCTTTGGGTGTTAGATGTCGACGGCGCGGAGGGTTCGGCTTCGCTGGCGCTGTTGGAGCAAGAACACGGCGCCCTACCGGCGACCCCGCTCCAGCGTACCGGAAAAGGCCGCCACATCGCATTTGCGTGGCCGCTGGAGGGCGGCGTTGGCAATTCCGCTGGCAAGTTAGGCGCAGGGCTCGATACCCGCGGAGCGGGCGGCTACATCGTCCTGGCGCCGTCGGTGCACCCATCAGGCGATGAATATGCTTGGGACGCGGTGCTGCGTCCCTCGAAGATGGCGTTTGCTCAGGCGCCGGACTGGCTGCTGGCAATGCTCGCTCAGCAAAAGCCGATCACTTCGCAGATCGTGATCGAGCGACCAGCCGCTCTGCCGGACAGTTATGCACAGGCCGCGCTCGACGGCGAATATCGCGCTGTAGCCGAGGCCAAGCCGGGCAACCGCAACCAGGCGCTCAATGCCGCTGCATTTTCGCTCGGGCAGCTCATTCCGTCTGGTGTACTGGCTCGGAGCGCAGTGGAACGGACGCTTGAAGCCGCCTCCGGCGCCAACGGTCAGCTCGCCGAGGATGGGCAGCCGTCGATAACGGCGGTGATTCGGAGTGGAATTGAAGCGGGGATGCGCTCGCCGCGGGTGATCGAGCCTAGGCGGTCACAGTTGGCATCGCCGCCATCTGCTGGGACCCGCGAAGCACCGGCGGCCGTAGCTGCTGGGAAGCCGCAGATCCGGGTGGTGGAGCAAGTCGCCGCGCCCTCACTAGCCACTGAGCCAGTGATCGACGCGGAAATGAGCCGTAACAGCACCGGAGGACTTAAGGCCAACTCGGTGCGCAACGCCATCGCAATGCTGGAGGGCGACGAAGCCGTCGCCGGGCTCTTCGCGTTCGATGAATTCACCAATCAGGTCGTGGTTACGCGCCGCCCGCCGTGGACACGCAACGGCCACTCAGCTGGATTGCTCACCGACAACGACGTGACGGGGGCGGCGGCCTGGCTCGAGCGCAAGGGCCAGACGATTTCGCTGTCCAATCTCTTTGCCGCCGTACAGTTCGTGGCGGCTGAGAACCACATCAACCCCGTGCGCGACACTCTGGCGGATTTGAAGTGGGACGGCATTCCTCGTCTGTCGGATTGGCTTTGCGATTACATGGACGCGCCCGAGACGGCGCTGACGCGCACAGTGGCGGCCAAGTGGGTGATTGGCGCGGTGGCGCGCATCATGCGCCCCGGCGCAAAAGTCGACACCATGCTGATACTGGAGGGACCGCAGGGCCTGAAAAAATCCACGGCGCTCGCCGCGCTGGCGACGATCGGCGGGCGCGAGTATTTTGCGGACAAGCTGCCGGCACTAGGCTCGAAGGACGCGGCGCTCGAACTGCAGGGCAAGGTGATTGTGGAGATCGCCGAGCTCGACGCGCTCCACAAAGCGGAGGTGTCGCAGGTTAAGGCGTGGCTCTCACAGCGCGTCGACCGCTTCCGCCCTCCTTACGGCCGCGCCGTTGTCGAGCGCCCACGTCAGTGCGTATTCGCCGGCACTGTGAACCCTGGCGCCTCTGGCTATCTGAACGATCCAACCGGCGGCCGGCGCTTCTGGCCCGTGACCGTCTCTCGCGTAGATCTCGCCGGGCTGCAGGAGGCTGTGCCGAAACTCTGGGCCGAGGCCGTGGTGCGCTACCATGATGGGGAGTCCTGGTGGCTGGAGGATGACGAGGTGATTGGCGAGGCGCGCGAGGCGCAGCGTGAGCGCTACGACGCCGATGTCTGGAGCGATCGCATCAACGATTACGTCGCCAACAAGTCGCGGGTGCGGATCATTGATGTGCTGGCCGACGCCATTGAACTGCCGAAGCATATGATGACAGAGGCGACCAAGAAGCGAGTGGCGGCGCACTTGCGGTTCGAGGGCTGGACACGTCGCAAGTGGCGCGACCCCTCGCGCGGGGGGCAGCCGACTTGGTATTTCGTGCGCGACGAGCCGCTTGAATTCGATTTCAACACGGCAAGCAGAGAGGGCGACGATGATTGAGCAAGGATTGGCGTTCGAGAACTATCTGGCGCGGGATGCGGTGTCGAAAACACAGCTATGGACGCTGCACACCCGCTCACCGGCTCACGCCCGCGTCGAGAAGGAACAGTCCAACGCCATGGCGATGGGCGTGGCGGTGCACTGCGCCGTGCTGGAGCCCGATTGTTTTCGCGAGCGCTTCGTGCGCGGGCCGGATGACCGGCGCGGCAACAAGTGGAAGGAAGCCATTGAGGAGCACGGCGCGCGCTTGCTCACGGCAGGCGACTATGACGACGCGCTGGCGATACGTGACGCGCTGATGCATGAGCCTGTGATCCGCCAGATCACTGGCGCCGCAGAGACGCTGCGCGAGGCGTCGGCGTTTGCATCATGCCCAGAGACGGGGCTTGCCGTGCGTTGTCGTCCCGACGCGTGGCAGATGCAGCTTGGTCTTATGGCCGATCTTAAGACCACGACCGACGCGCGCCCGGAACAGTTTGCACGTCGTGTCGAACAGTTCGGCTATCACGCACAAGAGGCGCACTACACCGATACATGGACCGCGGCCGGCGGCGGCGATATTTCCGCGTTCGTGTTCATCGCGGTCGAGACCAAGCCGCCGTATGCCTACGCGCTTTATGAGCTGGAGCCTTCCGCTGTGGTCGAAGGCCGGCTGCGTCTACAGCAGGCTAAGGCGACCTGGGCCGAGTGTGCGCGCACCGGCGTCTGGCCCGGCTATGCACGCGAGATTCAGCCACTTGATCTACGCAAATGGGCGTACCGCCTGACTACCCCGGAGGAGAACCTGTAATGGCAAACGAAGTGACAACCGCGCGCACGGAGACAATCGAGGTCGGCTTGGCGCAGATGGAGGCCAAATTCGCCGCCGCCCTGCCCGCGCACATCCCCGCCTCGCGCTTCGTGCGCACAGCGCTTTCGGCGCTGGCGGACAACGAAGTGCGCAAGTGCGCGGCGACGCCAGGCGGACGCAAGAGCATCTATGATGCGTGCCTGAAAGCCGCGGCGGACGGGCTGTTGCTGGACAAGCGCGAGGCGGCGCTGGTCCGCTACAGCGTCAAGAAAGGCGACGGCTACGAGGATCACGCCCAGTACATGCCGATGGTCGCTGGTTTGATGAAGAAGGCGCGCAACAGCGGCGAAGTCGCCTCGATCATGGCGCAAGTGGTGCACTCGAACGATGAGTTCGAGATCAACTACGTCACCGACGGCTGCCCGATCACGCACAAGCCCGACCTGCAAGACCGTGGCGCGGTGCTGGGCGCCTACGCCATTGCTCGCCTGAAGGACGGCACCTGGACGCAACCGGAATACCTCTCCGTGCAGCAGATTGAGTTGGTGCGCCAGCGTTCCAAGGCCAAGGACAAAGGCCCGTGGGTAACGGATTGGGCGGAGATGGCACGCAAGACCGCGATCCGCCGCGCGTCGAAATACTGGCCATCGTCGACCGATAAGGACGGCGTGGCGTTCGATGAAATCGTGCGGCGTGACGACGAGATGATCGAACTGACGGCGGAAGAAATGCCCGCCGAGGCGCCGCTGCGTGGACGCAAGCGCCGCGGCGCCGCAGCGCAAATCCTGGCAGAACGGGAAGTCACGCCCGCACACGATGCGGACACCGGCGAGATTACGGAAGAAGACTCGCCGGACGTGTGAACAAGAAGGCGGCGCACTTTAGGCGGTGCGCCGCAACCACTCCGGCTTCTCGTCGGTAACAGGATTCCACGGCTGCGCTGGCGACGCCAGTGGTGCCACTGCCCATGAAGGGGTCACAGACTAGCCCGGCTGTCCACGCTACAACGCACTCCATAAGCGCGACGGGCTTCTCGGTAGGGTGATGACCGTTGCGGACTCGTCCGTGATCTTCTCCTTTTGAATGAGAGCGATCCAGGCGCAGGCATCCCACGCGACGCGATCAGGAGAGGCGGCCATCGCGCAACCTTGCTAAGTATTCTTCACTGAGTAGTCCGCCGGTAAAATCTGGGTCCTGAATATCGTCGAGTGTCGGGAGCTGCGCGCGCGTTCGCAGCAGCCGAACCTTGTCAGCCTTCACCTCGCGCACGCGACCAAGGCTCCGATATTCGATGCGGCCAGAAACAGCGACGCGGCGCCCACTTAAAATCTCGCCAGCCTTGTGCTCGTTGACTTCATCGCGCGCAGCATCGCTCAACACGCACTTAATCTTGTCCCCGGTTATCCGGTGTTTGATCCAGATAATCGCTCGACCGTAACCGTCTTGCTCAAGGCCCGCATAAAAACCCTCTATAGAGCCTAGTTCTTCGTAAGGCTTTTCGATCGGATAGAGGATGCTCCGCACGGCGCTCGCGGTTTGCCGCGCAGTTGTGTTCGTAATGGTAAAGTCCTGAATCCCGCCCTCGAACAAGATCTGAGTTTGCGCGAGTCCATTCAACACGCACTCCGCCATGCGCTCGACTTTCTCAAGCGCATTTTCGGAGAAGAACGGCGGGCGGGGACCGCCAGCAGCGATTTGCGCTAGGCCGGCAGATACGGCCACCTCGACCACGCGGACTCGCTCATCGATGCTGACGCCGTAGTCTTGGGCAAATGGCGTGGCTTCGATTTCAACCGGGCTCTTCCGGCTAGCTCCCGTGATGCGCCACTTGATCACGGCGCCAGTTTCGCCAGCGATGGCTTGCTCGACCTCTTTCAGCACTTCGAGAAAGTCAGAGATTTGGCGCAGAAAATCCTCAGCGCCCGGCACGTCGTCCAGCGCATCGCTGCCTTGAATCCGGATTTTCAAAGGGCCTGTCATGACTCTCTCCAGAAGATACACGGGTACGGACCGCGCCGCCACAGAAGTCTCAGTGAAAGGATACGCGGCGAGGCGGAGCGGCGGCGTTGCCGAGCCGCCGCGCTTCTTCCGCTTAGTTTTCCATCTGGAACGGCGCTTGGACCGCTTACGCTTCGGCTTGCGCTTCCCGATCAGTTGACCGGTACGTGAGCCGTCTTCGCCAGCCACTACGGCCGGGAGATCGCGCGCGAGAGCCTGTCGCCGCAGCTGAGCCGGCTGAAGGACGACAACATCATCAAGTTGGATGGCAAGCTCTGGAGGCTTGCCACGCAAGAACGAGAAGCGGCGGCGGCGCCAAAACGCGGGGCGTACCGA